GAGAGCTTCACGCTAGCACATCCCTTTTCCAAAGTTGCATCCCACGTCCACGCTAGCAAAGTTAGCATAGCCTTACCTTGCTCTGGTCGGCGTCGATTTAGTTGCGACTTGCAACGTTATCAGATGCAACACGCAACAAAATGTTACGCTTTCGTTATCTGACAACGGGTGAGGTCTGAATAAAGATGCACTACGACGCATACTATGAATTTGCGATCCTAAAGTCGATCTTTCGACATCGCCAACAATTCACGCTGGCACACCACGACTTCGCTAGGGCATATTTAGCCAAGGCTAACCTTTCCGCCCTATGCACACAATTCGAGCCATGTCAACCCTCAACCCTACATCTAGGGTTTGCGGGCCGATTTGACAAAAACGTCTTCGTGTGCTCTGGCCCCTAGAACGCCCGTAGACGCGTTGTACCCCAGTTTGGTCATCCTAGTACCACTAACCCAATTTTCGGCCGCTAGCGTTCGATACAGACCGGTCCGGTAACCACCTAGTACCACGTTGACCACGACGTTTAGTCGTTACACATGCGACTCGGTAACATGCGATGAACACGTTCTAATCCCACATGTTGGGACTCGCGATTAGGTGAATCGCGATTCATGGTGTACACTCCCACGATTCTCGTCTTTGTACCATGCGTTGTACCACCTGGACGGATGTCTAGACACATGTCTACTTTGTACCAACCATTGTACCAACTAAGGTTAGCCTTACCTAACATGCCCGCATATTATTAGTTGCACCATTCAACTATCAGTCATTGTACCAGTCATTGTAGCACTACATGCCCTAGTACATATGCACCCTACACATAGGTAAGGCTTACCTATTCTTTGCTATCGTGCACATTGTGCACTATCACAAAGAACATTCACTATCTACAATTAAGTTCACTATCACACATTTAATTCACTGTAGTAAAGAACATTCACTATCACAAAGATTATTCAGTATCACAAAGAATCTTTACCCTAGCAAATTCTTTGCTATCTCAAACCGTAGATTCACACCAACAAAATCTTTGCCATAGTGAATCTAGGGTTTGTTGGGGAGGCCGGCCAGTCGGCGTTGGTACAACGGCTGGTACAAAAGCCGCCTACGTTTCTATACCGCGATGTGCGCGTGATACCACAACTAGTACCACTAGGTCAAGGTTTTTCCGACTTCCGATCATAACGATTTGATTATAGACAACGTAGTACCACTACCGTAGATTCATAGGTGTTAGTCGTTAGTTAGTTCGGTGGCGGTCCGGTCGGGCCGCGCGCGGCGGTCCCGGTCCGGGCACGCGCCACCGCTAGCGACCACTAACAACCTAGTACCACGGGGCGCGATCCATACGCCTACGCGGTATAGGACAATCGCATAGCCGATTCCGAAAAATTGGATGACCACCGATGTTAGATGTCGATAGCGGTCACGCGGATAGGGTGCGAAAAATTAACCGTAGCGTTTCATAGATAGCGGCAACTATGGGTAGACGTGTCCCCATAATCGTGAACGGGTTACGTTACGGAATGGTAGGCAATAGATGTGGAATTAGAACTAGTACCACATAATGCGACTATTGTTTATGACTAATTTAAAAGTGGAAACATTCAATTAGATCCATTAATTGAATGTTTCGCGCTAACGATTCCGAAAAAGAATCGCGGAATAGTTAGCGTGAAACATTCGCGACACATTAGGGGAAAGACATGAAACATAACATCACATCACGCGGATACGGAATCATGCACGACGTTCGCGTAACCGAACGAAAGTCATTGACCGCTACGCGTGGCACCGCGATGTCTGCCAACCTAGGAAACACTGGCGCACAACTGAATCAAATTGACGTCAATCGCGACGAATCGCCTAATGACGACAATTGGCACGTCGATGGTCCGATTGAATGCACCGACCCGGACACCAACTGGCGTGAATACTACGCGGAAAAAGAATTGAAAGAATTGAACGCTACGCAATTCCGCGCACCGAAACTGACCACCGTACCCGTCCGACCGAACGCACCGAAGTCCGCACAACGTAGTGCCCGTGAATTGGCCGAACAAAAGCGCGCACGGGCAGCCGCAAAACTGGCGCGTCGCCGCGCCCGCTAGACCCACCAACCAACCCGTACCAACCCACGAAAGGCACGAAACTATGTTCGATACCACGCCCCGGACCACACCGACCGAAACGTGTCGCGGAGTCGCGAACGACTGTGAGTGTGGTTGTGACACGCCCGAAGTCGGCGCCACATTGCGCGCGTGCGACATCGAGGCCGGTATGGTCATCCAAGCCATATCGAACTACCGCGCGTCCACCGGCCCGTACGCCACGGTTCCGCCGAACGTGCACGAAGTCGACGACGTGACCTATGAATTTCATACGGTGGAACTGAAACGCGGACCGGTGGAAGTCATCACATGGAACGTGGTATGTGGCAACACAACCCTAGTGTTGGCCGAGTCCGATGCACACACCTACGTTCGGATCGGGTAGAACCGTGGCAATCACACAAGGCACAATCGTCTGCGACCCGAACGAGCCCGACATCATAGGCGTGGTGATCGAACACCCCGCAGTCGACCCGGAAGGGCAAGCGCACGATGACCTGGCTACCGTACGGTGGACGCGTCGTGGTGAACCGTCATTCAACGACCTAGAAGAAGTGTCCACGCTGACCGCGTGGTAACCTAGCACTACCAACCAACAGCACCGAAAGGGTTGCACAATGTTCGATTTCAATGCCAAGCGTGAACTGATCATCGACGCGTTCGCGGAAACGCGTACCGAGCCGCAGACCTACCGCGTGGTCGCATGTTTGGAATACATGACCAACGTGGGTTGGGAACTGGAAGCGGTCAACCACGGTTACATCGACGACCTCAAAGTCGGCGATGGTCGATGCATCGTGATGGAGTTCTACCGAAACGGCGAGTTCGAGATTCAGTCCGCGCGCGTGTGGATCGACGCCGAGGGCATCGTGCAGTCGGACCAGGACCGCGACTGGACACACAACCAGAACGCAACCAACGGGCAGCAGTCGTGGGTCGTTTACTACGTGGGCGATCGGCAGGCATTCTGACCGACTGGCCCGGATGTACCACCGGCACGCGCGTGGCAATCACGCGTGTGACCGTGGGAGTCACCCGGCTCAACCAACCAGCACCGAAAGGGCAGCACAATGGGCAAGACAATCAAGCGCAACGCAACCCGTACCAACAACCAGCTCCACCGTGGTCGACGCCTACGCGCGTCCGAACAGCGTGAGCTCGATCGCATGTCCGCAGTCGGGGTGGCACCGATTGTCGGGTGGGTTCGCACCAGCGCCCGTGGTGGCAACGCATGAGCGCCGTGTGGGAGGTGCTGTCGACGTGGTATGCGATTGTCACCCAGAATGGTGATCCGACCATCTACGAAGATAACCTGTTCTGGGACTGCGCCACAATGGGCAACGGCGTGTGTGGTCCCAACGCCAAGATGCCAGGGGAGCTGTGACATGCCAACCATCATCTTCAACGGAGGCCACCTGTTCATGGTGGCTGTCATCGCTGTGATTGTGTACGCCTGCTGTGCAAAGAAGGGAAACTGACAATGTCTACCGAAACGACCGTGAAACTGACTGCCACGGTCACCTACGCGTTCGCGCGTCGAAACAGCGACTACGGCAGTCCCGACCAGGACGTGAACCTGACCTGGTACGAGTACGGTTGGCGTACGGGCTGGTCGGCGTGGACAACCAACAAGGGTGACCGTGAACAGTACGCGTGGTTTGACAACACGCGCGACCTGATCGCCTGGCTCCAGGGTGACAACGTGATCCTGTGGCAGCTCGACGGCGAGCTCGCGTCCATTGGCGAACTGTTGGCGGTGATCTAGCGTGGCACTGCCGAACGTGGCGAAACTGCCCGAGTACCTAGTCCCGGATGACTGGCCGACCACCGGGCGCTACCGCGTGGCAACGTGGCGCAACGGGCAACTGATCCAGTCGGACACCTACGAGACGCTCGCGGGCGCACTAGGTGGCACCGAGGCCTGGATCCGCCTGTGCAACCCGAACACGACGCGGGAGCTGGTGTGGACGCGGCTGGGCAAGGAGCTGAAGCTCTCGTTCGCTGTATGGAGGGAGGGTGACACGGTGGCATACGTGACCGACGACCGTGTGACGTAGATCACATCGAACTAGTACCGAAGCAGTTGCATTGCCCCTACTCGCCAGGGTAGGGTGAACCATCACGAAAAACACAACGGGCCGACCGGCCCAACCAACCAGGAGGTAATCATCATGGCACGCACCGACATCTTCGACGAGACCACCACCGACGCCGACACCGTCGTCGCCACCGAGACCAACCAGGAGGACACCGTGACCGAACCGACCACCGAGACCAAGGCCACCGAGAGCGACGTGGACAAGGCCGCCAAGCAGGCCGCAGCCGACGCCGAGCACCTGCCCAACGTCGAGACCTTCAAGTCCGTCGTGACCGCAGCCGTCGAGGCTGCCGACCCCAGCACGGGCACCGTGTCCGAGGCCGACCTCGACAAGGTGGCCGAGGCCTACCGTGGCGTGACCGGTGGCATCAAGTACAAGAACCTGGCGAAGGACTTCGTCGACGAGTCGATGAAGGCGGCGCTGCCTGCCGGTGAGTACATCAAGGCCGTCTCGTACAACGAGGTGTCCGAGAAGCTGCGCACCACGAAGGCTGCGCCGAAGGCCAGCGCCCCGAAGGTCGACCCGAAGGAGGCGTTCGGCGAGCGCGTCGCGATCCTGGAGCTCGGGCTGTCGCTGTTGACCGACCGTGTCCCGACCGAGGCCGAGGACTACGAGGTCCCCTCGGTAGACGCCGCCTACCACCAGGCCAGCGCCTACCTCGACTGGATCGAGGCCGACGAGGCCACGCGTGGCGAGGAGCCGGAGCTGTCGCCGATCGCAGCGGCAGCGGTGAAGGTGTTCCAGGGCAAGGGCATCGGCGGTCGCCGGGCCGGGACCAGCGCGCCGCGTGCACCCTTCACCGGGACTCGCCGCAACGTCGGTGCGCACATCACGAGCGCATTCGAGGGCGTGGAGTCGGGACGGTTCCTGACCGTGTCCGAGATCGTGAAGCACCGCTCGGAGGAGTACGGCGACGACGCACCCAGCTCGGGCGCCGTGTCGGCCCGACTGTTCCCGCAGGGTGACCCGTCCAAGTGCAACGTCGAGGGCATCACCCCCGGCACCAACGAGGCCGGGACCAAGGGCGCCACGAAGAACTGACCGCGAGGTCACACCGACACAGGCCGGGTCACGTAACAGTGACCCGGCCTGTTTCCATGCCATACCACCACCGAAAGGGGATGCACCGTGCCACCACGCACCAAGCGCGAGCTCAATCGGCTCACCGATCACCAGCTCGCCACACTTCAGGACGACCTCGACGAGCGGCGTCACGTCGCCGAGGTTGAGTCGAAGCGTGTCGCCGACATCAGGCACGAGCGCCTCCTCGGTATCCGCAAACAGTCAACCGACTGACCACCACCACCACCGAAAGGGGGTGCACCATGAGCAACGTGAACCTGACCAAGAAGGTCAACCTGCGCAAGCGACCGACGACCATCGACTACACCAAGCGTGTCGGCAGCAAGGTGAACTACAAGAAGGGGTAGCCTCAATGCGCAGCGTCGTCTGCAACGAGTGCCTCGAACCAGTCCATCCGATCTTTGATTGGTGCGACCACGAGCAGCAGTACCTGTGCGATGAATGCCTCGAAGCAGTGCATCCAATCGCTGACTAGAACTACACATCTCACTACCGCAAGGAGTGCATCCAATGAACGACCAACCCGAACCGACCGACGGCACCGACGCCGATCGCTGCACCCCCGCTGGCACGGAGCCGGATGCTCTAGCGGTTCACATGTCACCGACGTGGTGCGGTGAAGCGACCAGCCTGGAGCACGCTGGTTCCAACAACGCGCATGACTTCATGACGAGCGGACATCACGACTACCGCGCGGCCAAGCGTGCGCTGCTCGACCACCTGATGACCCGACTCGGCGACAACGTGGGACTCCGGCTGGTCCTCGAGACGGACAGCTTCTGTGAGTTCGAGGTGACCGACCACGACGGACGGGCAATCGGCTCCGCTTCGATCACGGAGGTCAAGTACCATGACTGACCCGTACACCTCGGTGCAGAACCAGATCGAAGCACTCAAGAAGGAAGTCGTCGCTGAGCAGAAGCGGCACACAGCAGCCCTGTCCTCGGTACTGATCAGCATTGACACGCTGGAAACCTGGGCGGCGAAGCTCGCGCTACAAGGTAGCGTGGCACCGACGCCCGCAGCTGGTACGAAGGTACGCCAGCGTATCGTGAGCGCTGGTCCGATCAATCCCACCGACGGACGCAGCAGGTTCTCGGTGACCAGCAAGCAGCGCAACTTCATCGAGAAGCTGTGCGACGAGAAGTTCGCACGCGTTGACCCGCCGATCAGCACCATGCTGGAAGCCAGCCAGGTCATCGCAGAGCTCAAGGTGCTGGGCAACGTGGCCGAGGAGGACCGGGACTACACAGGTGCGATCGGCTCGGGCACGCCGCAACCAGCGCAGCCAGTCACCGACAAGCTGGATATGAATGTTCTGCGCATGATACCTGACGGCAGGTATGCGGTGACCTCGGACGACGGCAAGCAGACAGTGTTCCTCAAGCTGGCTACGCGTACGATCAAGGGCTCGAACGAGGAGTTTCGTGACCTGCGCTACAAGTCCAGCGATGACTGGCTCGAACTGCAGAAGTTCTACCAGTCGGGCATGGTGACCGGGCGTAACGAGGTGCATGGCTCGGTGGTCGCTGACCTGTTGGTGCAGGTCATGATGGACAAGGGCGGGTGCGCTGATCGGTACGGCGAGCGCTTCAAGGAGTGCGTGAACTGCGGAAGGGAGCTGACCGATGACAAGTCACGGTACTACAGGCTCGGCTCCGAGTGCATCACTCGTCGGCACGACGTGGTCGAGTACGTCGATGACAACTTCGGAGCGTGGACACCCGGAGCTGCATCCCGAGACTGAGCTATGAACAAGCAGAAGCTACTGGGGTTTGTACTCGGTGCGTCCATGATAGGAGCTATCTGGGTGGCCGAGTCCTCCAGTGCAGTCATGGACAACGACCCCCAACAGCCGACGCAGGTGTACGTTACTGAGCAAGTGGAGGTGGAAGTACCTCGTAAGGCTAGCGAGGAATGCAAGTGGTACCTTGAGGAGGTCGACAACCTAGTCGATGGGCAGTGGGAGCTGTCGCTTGCGAAGGGTCGCATGAAGCAGATGCTTGACGAGATGCAGGTGAACGTCTTCACGCAAGACCCATTCAAGATCAAGGAACTTCAAGGCAAGATGAGTAGTGTTCAGAACCAGATGAACAACGCCTGGGTTGCGATTGGCGATGCCAACTCAAAGCTAGACAGGTACAAGGAGGACGGCAACCCATGTCTCAAGTAGGAGGAACAGTGACGCTACACAAGACGGTGAAGAAGTACACCATGCCTGACGGCACCGAGATCACGCCGCTCAACTTCGAGTGCGAGGCGTGCTTCGCTCGGGCGGGCAAGCCCTGCACGCAGCCGACCGACAACGACAGGCGTGAAGTGACCTGGTTCCACCTCGTACGCGAGGGCAAGGTCGAGGTGGTACGGGAGGCGATGTCGGGATGAGCACCTGTCACAGGGAGTGGAACCCAGGCACCTGGCCCTACGTCTCGGTGTGCAAGCTCGAGGACGGACACGAGGGCAACCACATCGACCGCCGTGGCAACCAGTGCACCGACAAAGAGGAGGATGAAGAGGGATGGGACTGAGCGTTACGGCTGCGGAGGTGTATGACCCGGCGCTGTCCGGCGACTACACACAGCCCGCACGACTCGAGATCATGGTCATGGACATGCCAGTCGAGCCGACCTTCACGGAGGTGAACGTCGGAGACTACACCATCACTCACTACCACTGGTTGCAGTCCATCTTCAATGACACCTGGGACGACGAGGACACCACCGAGTGCGCCCGCCTGTTCAACGGATCACTGCACACAGAGGACCGCGAGCCTGTGTTCCCGGTCACCGTGGCTGGACTGGTGTCGAGTGAGGGTGAGGCGGTGTGGCAAGACTACTACGTCAAGATCAGTCGGGTGAAGCGCATCCTCAACTCGCTCGCCTCCTACCAGGGCACGTACCCGTACGAGCTCATGGTCAACCCGATCTATGCTGCCGAGAAGAAGTTCAGCTACATGCTCGTGCATCCCTCGCGCAAGTGTGTCGAGTGCGTGCGTGAGATCGCTGAGCAGTTCGTCGAGGCCGGCGAGCAGGTCATGGACATCGACCACGCCGAGATCGAGACGGGTTGCCCGCTGGTGCAGGTGAATCCGAAACGAGTCGTGCCCATGTGTCAACGGCACGAGCGCAAGCGCAACTACGAGCAGCAGAGGAACCGCGAACAAGAAAACATTTGACAATAGCTGTCAAACATGGTAGTATCACCGCCGTGCAGCTGACCAATACATTCTCACTACCGTAAGGAGTGCACCAACACATGACAAGATCATGCGGAACCTGTCCCCACCTCATCGAGGCTGCTGACGCAGCACAGCAGACCCGAATCTACGGCAAGCCCACATCGCTGATTACCTGCCGAGCCCGAGGCATACTGCTCGGCACGCAGTCCATGACCTCTGGCCAGATCAACGATCGGATGACCGAAGTCGGCAGCACCTGCTCGATGCACAGCAAGGACACGAGCGAGTTCATTATCGCTACGACCATTGGAGTGGGCACACCCAACGGACCTGTTGCATCGAGTGGCGTCGCCAAGACCTGCAAGGCCTGCTACTTCTACATCGCACCCGTCGCCGTGTCGAACAAGTTCAGCATCCCGATGGGCGCGTGCGCCTTCTTTGGTAAGCTGATCCCGGACATGCGGGCAGCGGACATCGCACGAGGCTGCAGCGAAGCCAAGCGTGGCGAGGTCACCGACGTGGATCAGCACCGTGAAGCGATGCTGTCCTCGATCACGCTCGACCCCGGCCTGGCCAAGTACCTCACCCCGCACGACGTGCCGGGTGGCGCGAAGCTGTGGAACAAGGACTCGGTGGACACCACTATCGAGCCGAGCACCTACCCCACCGACAAGCCGGTCAGTCCTGCGCAGGACAAGGCGGGCATCCGGGCGTGGCGCAAGGTCACACAGGACGGCCGCGAGGTGTACCTGCCGGTGTTCAAGCGTGAGATCTTCTCGCCGGAGGAACAGGCCAAGATCCCTGCGACTGGTGACCAGGAACATCCCGAGACTTACATCGACCACATGGGGCTGACGTTCACCGTCGCCGCACTGTGGCTGATGCTCGACGAGACCCCGGCACTGCATGGCAAGGCAGGCACAGGCAAGACGGAGTTCTTCCGGTACATGGCATGGCTCATGCAGATTCCTTTCGAGCGCATCTCTATTACCGGTGAGTCAGAGAAGGACGACCTGGCCGGCAAGATGTTCTTCGAGGACAACGAGACCGTGTTCAAGGACGGGCGCATCGTGGCTGCCTGGAAGAAGCCCAACGTGGTTGTGCTCGACGAGCCCAACACAGGGCCGCCCGAGGTGTGGCAGTTCATCCGTCCGCTCACGGACAACAGCAAGCAGCTGATCAACGATGCGAACGAGGGCGAGGCGGTGCCGCGCAACCAGTTCTGCTTCCTCGGCATGGCGATGAACCCTGCCTGGGATCATCGCAACGTCGGCGCTCAGGTCATCGGTGACGCTGACGGGTCACGCCTCATGCACATCTTCGTGGACATGCCACCCGAGCAGCTCGAACGGCAGATCATCGAGGAGCGCTGCAAGCTCGACGGGTACGACATCCCCAAGCAGGTGCTCGACTCGATCATGAGCATTGCCGCAATCATCCGCGAGATGAGCAACAACGACGAGGTGCCACTGACCTGGGGTATCCGCAACCAGATCAAGGTCGCACGAGCTACCGCCTGGTTCCCGATCGAGAAGGCGTACAACCTGGCGGTGCTTGACTACCTCGAGCCGGAGACGAAGTCGATGGTCGGCAACGTCGTGAGCCAGAACGTGAAGGGCAAGGTGTGGGTGTGACTGAAGCACAGGACCTGGCCCGCAAGAAGCAAGCCGAGGCAGCGGTTCGTAAGTTCAAGCGCATGATCCCTGCGCTGCGCAGCCATGCACGCAGGGTCTCCGGCAATCCCAACCTCAAGCTCGAGGCAGGACCGAACAGCTTGACGGACGGCAAGACAATCTGGATCGAGCCGCCCGTCAAGCTGGGCCTGGTGCAGCGGCACAATGGAATGTGCAACAGCAGGGCAGACGGCATGTCTGTGTGTCCTGCGTGCGCCACCCAGGAGGAGGTGATGGAGGTACTCAACCACGAGATCGGACACATTGTGCACGGCTCGTTTGCCCAGTACGACAAGGCTCGAGCGTTCGATGTCGTCGCTCGCCGCCGTGGGTACGTCCATGACCTCGACACAGACACAGCTGCGGCAATCAACAACGGTATATACCGAGCAGGCTCGACGATGGTCTCGGCTGTCAACAGCGCACGCGACCCCTGGCTGTCGATGCTCATGCTCATTGGCGAGGACATGCGCTGCGATACAGCACGGATGAACTTTGATCCGGCTGAGCAGGACGTGTTCGATGCCCTGTCGTTGAGCTACCTGATCAACGGTGTGACCAAGATCGAGACCGGCGAGACCAAGCACTACATCGACATGGAAGATGACCAGCAGTTGTGCATGGCATACCTGTTCGCATCACGGTTCACGGTCGATGAACTCGAAGGATACTTCAAGGAGGAACTCCTCGAAGTCATCGACACCAAGCAGGTGCGCACCATCATCGAGGGCTCGTGCGAGGCAATCGACACGGTCGAGACCTTCGCGTTCGCAGCCAACGCACTCATGATGTTCCGCAAGGCGGGGTACCTCGCCAAGCCTGACACCGACGAGGAGCTGGCCGAGTTGCTCAAGGCAATCCAGGAATTGCTGAAAGCGATCTTCGGTCACGGCATCCATATGAAGGGGCCGGACGAGTCCGACGAGGAGTTCGAGGGCAACAAGCACATCGGTGGCTCGGGCGAGAGTGCTGGTGGTGCACAGGGGCTGCGTCCCGAGGACGTGAAGGATGCACTCGAGTCACTCAAGCATCTCGATCATGTGCCCGAGAATATTGGATCGCCTGCTATCCACGAGCGACTCCAGGGCCAGGCATACCACGGTGGGTACAGCCGACCGCTCAGTGCAACGCTGTTCGCGTCCAACGAGCGCAACCTCACACCTGCACTGACACAGGCACGCGTCGCCTTCGGCGACAACGCACGCAGCCAGCGCATCCGCAACCAGCGGAGCGGTCGGGTGTCGGGCAAGACGCTCGCCAAGCGTGTGCCCTTCGGTGACGACAGGCTGTTCGCCAAGCGGATCACGCCTGACAAGAAGGACTACGCAGTCGTGATCGGAATGGACATCTCCGGCTCGACAGGTGGGCACACCATTGTCGAGGAGAAGTTCGCAGTCATGGCAATGGCTGATGTACTGAGCCGGCTCGGTATCAAGTTCGAGGTGTGGGCACACACCTCGGAGTACGGCACCAACTACCAGGACCGACCCGCCCTGTACAAGATCAAGATGGGCGACGAGCCCTGGGGCAAGGAGCAGGTGAACGCACTGAGGTTGATCGACTCCTCGTCGGGCAACCTGGACGGACACACGCTGCAGTTCTACCGCAAGCGACTCGAGACCTTGCGTGCAACCGAGCGCATCCTCATGTACTACACAGACGGCGCGATGCCCGCCTCGAACTACACCGAGGAGCTCAAGGTTCTCAAGTCCGAGATCGCATACTGCAACAAGAACAACATCACACTGATGGCAGTAGGGATGGGGGTAGACACCCCTCGTGAGCACGGCTTCGACACCTGCCAGGTGGACGGGCCGGAGGACTACCGCAAGGTAGTGCAGCACCTGGGGAAGAGGTTGAAGTGAACTGGTTTCGTCAGGTGTTCTGCCCCTGGTTCCATCGGACGTTCGGCCCGCCGGAGTCGGGAGGCTTCTGGAAGTTTGCCGGAAGGTTTGTGTTCACCATGCTTGTGTGGTGGGCAGTGGTGATGGGAGTCATCATCGGCGTCACGGCGCTGTTCGTACACGTACTGTAAGAAGGTGATGCAATGATACTTGAGTGGTACATCATCGTCGGTGGACTCAGGCCCCTGAAGGAGGAGGAAGACTGATGTCACAGATAGTCGCACGTCGTATCTGCTGGCCCAACCCAGACGCCACCTGCCTGGAAGGAGGGTGTGGGTATTGCAACTTCGAGAAGTTCCGAGCACTCTCAACGATCGAGGCCTACGCTCGCAAGGCTGGGATGGTCTACCATCGAGGCGGTCGACAGGTGGACGCATTGGAGGCATACATGAGTGGTCAGGGGTACGGATTCTACAACGCCGAGGTCAAGTACAAGGAGGACTGATGGGAATGTTCATGCCCGAGCCTGTGGGCAATGATCCGGAGAACATGAAGTGGTCCAACAAGTGGTCCGCTTCGGTTGGCGAGATGAAGGCCGCACTCGCCAACGTGCCCGACGATTACGAGATCGTCCTCGACGGAGCCGACGTAGACAGCTGCGAGATCGGCGAGCTGCGCATCGCCCATCTGTTCCCGCCCACCCCTCACGGCAACGCTGGGCTGGTGGTACTCAACCAGGGGCAGGTAGTCACCGCCGAGTACGACTACCACGAGAGGCTCGACACATATCTGGATCACCCCGACTCGGGCGTGAAGGTGTGGGACGAGCCAAGCAAAGAATGGAGGTGATGCATGAAGATAGGTAAGGTCAACCTCGATGATGACCACGCACGCTGCCGTATCTACGGCCACGCCTGGGATGCAGTGGGCGACATCATCTTCAATGCCGAGGGGTACTGGGAAACGCTCGGGTGCCTGCGGTGTGGGCTGCGTCGCCGGGCGCTGGTCGAGCGTCGCACTGGCTACATCAAGAACCGCACCTACACCTACCCCAAGGGCTACCACATCAAGGGTGGACTTGATCGCGCGCAGCGTGGCAAGGTCCGACTGAAGGTGATGGAGTCCGGTGGCTTCGGTTGACCGCATGGCGATACTGAGCTTCAAGCGTGAGTGTCGAATACTCAAGCCGCCATGCTGGATATGCGGAGAGGAGATTGACTACACACTCAAGGGTGGGTATTGGTACTTCAACGCTGATCATTACATTCCCAGGTTTCTCGGAGGCACCGACAGCAAGTCAAACCTGAGACCAACCCACATGCTGTGCAACCTGAGGCGAGGCCATCGCCTGCCAGAGCACACCATCTGGGTGGGACCAAAGGAGATCGGTCGCTGGTATGACGAGACCGAAAGCCAATGGCTCAGGCGAATGAATGCCGAGCAGGGCAGGAACAAGCGGGGCAGGCGGATCATTGCCAGGCGCAAGAAGAAAGAAGCCTTGGTGGGCAGCTATCCCATCGGTGGCCCAATCACCGGACCTGGCATCAAGCCCTGGCCTCGGCGTGTTGATCCTAACGACGAGCGCCTGTTACCACCACCTGAGTACCGCAACCAGACAAGACGAATCGAGGAGAACTGAATGCGAATCACGTTTGAGATGGAAGACGACAGCGACGACGAGTTCCGGGTCGAGCTGTTCAGCAGCCGCAAAGACCTGAGCTCGGACGATCTGATCAGGCTGGGTGCCAGTGTGATGGGGAATCTCGCCGCACTCCAGACCAAGGAAGAGAGGGCAGCTGCCACTGCGAAGATGATTACGGATAACTGAACTGATGTACCGCTGCGCCATCACGCACACTCCCTACAAGCTCGTGACCCCGAACACCTGGCCGGAGCTTGAAGATGCTGTGCGTGCGATGATTGAGATAGATGACCGCTACATCTTCACGATCATCGAGAAGAAGAACGACGAGACGGGGAAGTATGAAGAGCTCCCGTCGAGTGAATACCTGGGTCTGAAGATCAGACTCCAGGCCGAACGACCAAGGAGGTAACCACACATGGCAACCAAACGAATGAGTCACAAGGACTGCAAGCACCCCGCAACCTCGCACGAGCGTGCCAAGTGCAAGGCGAAGCACACCTTCAAGGAGGAGAAGGAGCAGATGGCTACCGCCGAGGTGGGCATGAATACCACCGGCGACGGCATGAGCATCGGACAGCTCGCCAACCTGCTGGCGTCGTCGCTCGACTCCCTTCGTTACGCCGAGGCGCGGGTCGAGGAGCACCAGCGCAACGCCGAGATGGCGCAGGAAGCGCTGACGCGGGAGATGCTCAGCCGCGAGCCGAAGCCCAACACCTCCGGCCAGACCCCGGTCGTTGCGTTCAGCAAGCGTTACTCCAATGACAAGTCCGGGAAGCTCTACGATTTCGTCGCCGTCGGGATCGCCGAGGAGTACGTGACCCAGAACCCAGACAGTCCGTACCTGAACATCTACAAGTTCCGGCAGATGTGGTACGTCTCGTCGGGCAGACGTACGACCGCGCCCATGCCGTGGGCCGAGCTCGTGAAGTTCATGGGGCTCGAAGGTCTCAAGACTCTCGAGGTCCTGCGCGGCGTGTGAGTTCGTCCCCCCGAAAGTTGAGGGGTTTTCGGGGGTTGCGGGTGGCGCCGTGCCCGTGGTACTATGAACGGGTACGGCGCACACCGCCCTGACCACCGGAAACGCACCATAGGAGGACACAATGACCGCAGCAACCGAGCTCGCGCTCGCCGACTACGCAGACAAGCGTGTCGAACTTCTCACCGTCGGCGCAGAGGAAGCGGTCATCGGCACCGTCGCCTCGGCCTCGCCGCAGGCAATCGCATTCAAGGAGAAGGGGCGCTCGTCCCTAACCCTCGTGCCTGCCGAGCAGATCGCAGACATCCGCATCGCACCCGAGGCGGAGGTGGACATGAAGGCGCGCCGCCTCAACCTCGTCAACCTCGACTCGGTCAAGCGTCACCTCGTGGACCGCCACGGCTACGCTCTCGCAGACATCAATGCGATGGCCCCGGAGCAGGCACTCGGCTTCCACGACAGCATCGACCACACTCCGCTGTCTCACTTCCATGCGGACCCGCCCGCCAACAAGGACGAGGCCAAGGCCAAGGAAGAGTCAGCCCAAGGCTGACCGCAGTACTTGCGAGTCACTCCCAATTGGTACACTCGCGAGTCTGTGTCAGGGTGAACTAAGCCCGAGCCGTATGGATCACGGCTCGGGCTTAGTTCCGCCACCTAGTAGTACCAGTTCTATCTCATCCACCGAACAAAGGAGTACCACATGAACGTCTTCCAGAAGGCAGCACTCGCATCGGCATTCGCCCTCGCACTCGGCGCACCCGCAGCAGCAATCGCCAGCCCGACCCCGGCTCCGGCCCAGGTCAACGTCGGCTGCACCATCGTCACTCCCACCGGCAACGCACCCTGCCCGCCGCCGATCGTCTCCACCAGTGGCCAGCCCATCGGTGGAGACGCGAACAGCGAGCCGATCAACATGGGCGACCTGCCCTTCGACGGACCTGAGTACACCTACGAAGCCCCGACCTACTTCGACGAGCCCGAGACCGACGAGCCGGCCGAGGACTGACACCTCGCCCCGGTACTGATCCACACCAACTGAAAGAAGGTACACAATGAGCATCCTGAAGAACATGAAGACCCATCTCGTCACCGCCGGTGCTCTCGTGGGCGTCCTGGCCGGGGCATCCCTCGTCAGCGCGCCCGCCGAGGCAGTCATCGTCGACGAGTGGGACAGCATCCGCATCGTCACCTGCACCGAGGCACGCACCAACCCGGTGGTCCTCGAGCGCACGAACCAGTACGGCAACGACGAGACCGATCACGTCGACATCATCGGCAGCACCTCGATCCCCGGCTGGAAGTGTGCGACCTGGGACTACACCGTCGCCGCTGACGGCGGGTTCGGTGGGCTCTCGGCGAGCATCGAGTCGTTCAAGCCGGGCAAGATCTACTGCGCGATCTACCAGAACGGGCGGATGGTCAGCGAGTCCAGCGACATCGGCGGCAGTGGCGGCGAGTTCACCTACTGCATCTAATGCTGGGGCCTGACTACTACTATCCTCTTACCGAAGAGGAGTGGGAGTTCGACGGCGAGATGCTCAGGCACTCCGAGTACTGGGGTGACCTGAGCGTCCCGCTCACGCCAGACGAGGAAGAGATCATCAACGAGCTCTGGTAAAGGAGGACGGTGACGTACCCCACCTGGCCGGAGGTTTATCCAACCCTGAACCAACCGGACCATGAGCACCACCTCGATTACACCTTCGAGTGTGGTGCTCCCGGTTGCCGGTGGATGACCTACCACCGCAGCAAGGAAGGCGCTCGCGCAGAGAAGAAGCGCCATCACGACAATGACCAGTGCCCGTACCTCGGTCCGGTGTACACAATAGGCGAGGAGGGAAAGCTGGTGGCAAGAGGACCAAGCATCTTGGAGAAGATGTGGGATGAGCTGGACCGTGTGACCAAGGGCATCATGGAGCAGCGACCCCGGTTCAAGAACGACGAGATGACTGCCGAGGAACTCGAGGGTTACTTCAAACTCCAGGGCCAGGCAATGGGACTTGCCATCGCAATTCAGATGATGAGCTTCCCACACTTCGCGAACGTCGGCGAAGTAAGCAAGTGGTCGCTCAAGCGGTACCGCATGAACACCGGCGAGATGGACTTCATGGATACGCCGGGGTGTCAGGGGTACAACCCGATGCCCCCTCCATCCAGGGAGATCAAGTCGGCGCGACCGCAGCCCAAGGCCAGCTCGCCTGCGTCGGACCCCAAGACGGGCAAGTTCAAGGCGCTGACCGACGACGAGCGCACGCACCTGACCAACATGCACGCGAAGGGTATTCCCGCTGGTGCGATCATCGGGATGCTGAAGATCAGCCAGGAGCAGTACGACCACGAGGTCAGCAAGCTCTGACGATTTGACAAACTAGTACCGCGTATGGTACCATTCACTTACCGACTTGAAGGAGGCCATACACTTGAGTAACCTGGAAGAGCACGAGCGCAAGGTGCAAGAAGCGGTGCACGCATACCTCATGGCAGCAGAGGCTGCCGACGACTCGCATGTGATTGCCAGCATGGTGATCTCGCTGCGACTGTCGTCCCCGTTCGACACGCAGGAGCAGTACCGATCGACACTGATCGGAGGCACGCACGCGGAGGCTGTAGGCCTGGCTGGGTATGCAGCCGGGTACCACACGATGCAGATGGGAGGGCCAGCATGAGACTGTTCGACTTCAAGGAGGAGCTGGTCAAGCTCGCCTGCAAGCATCGCTCGGGAACCGAGCCGGTGTATCTGGTGGACGCAGAGAACAACGAGGTATTCGAGCCCACCGGAGACTTCAAGCGGATCGACGGCAAGAACGTAGCACTCATCAAGCCGGTAGAGTGATGCCGAAGAAAGGTCCGGAGCTATGCATGTTCTGCGAGGCGGCGCCCTGTGAATGCGATGGGGTCGCCAAACCGAAGGCGAAGAAAGCAGCTCCAAGAAAGCGCGCAACAAAGGCAGCAGGAAAGAGAGCGCCTGCTAGAGGGGGAGAAACAAAAGAAGAAGCCCCGCAAGAAGAAGGCGGACAAGTCCAACCGGAACCAGCAGTTGAGGAAGTGGGATCCAACCTCTGGTCCGATAATAGCAGGACTACATCAAGGCGCTCCCGTCGTCGCGGGGGTAGACCCATTGCGGAGCTACGAGCAATACAAAATCTTAACTTATCAGGGCTACTTGACAGCGGTGAGCAGAGACGGTTCAGTGACTGTCTCTCCCCTCCCCTATCAGGGGGACTTGTCGCAGCACACATCGAAGGAGGTGACGAACATGTCGATAGATGGACTGAAGAAAGCGATAGCCCGTCTTGAGGAGCCGCTCTACGATGTGCGCGAGCACCACGAGGCGTCCGGGGTTATCTCCACGCTTGTGGGCTTCATGAAGAAACATGCGCCCGATACTGGCGCAACGATCTCTGTGAAGGAAGAGCTTGGCAGCGGACCTGTCGAGCGTCACCGAAAAGAAACTTCCGTTGGTGATGGTTCCATAACACTGACCACCACCAACAGCAGACCCCAGTGCATCATGAGTCTGGGTAGAGTGATGCACACCGGGGTGAACAAGAAGTTCATTGCAGATATGTACCCCCGAGCGTTTGGGCACGCAGCGGGTGTGCCCATATTCTCCTGCGACCTCCTCCAGAACGGTGGCGAGTGGGCGCCGCTATCTAACCTGGCAATCAAGGGGATGATCGCCAGTGAGTGCTTCTTCGATTGGCCTGTCGCATCTGGTCGCGACATCTACGGCAACAACGCAACAGGGTATGCGCGCTTCCGCGCCAAGATCAACTGGGATAGCAAGACGTGCAAGATCATTGCACTGTGTCGCCCGACCTTCGAAGACCCACAGCCCCCGTCGGCTCCGATCCAGGTGGTTGATACGATCACGCTCAATATCGGCGAGTTTCCCCTGGACTTCTGGGTAACCTCCGACCTCCTGATCAGAGGCTACATTGCGGCCCTGGACGGAGTGATCGACCTGGGCATCGGCTTCGAGTACGATTGCAGCAAGTGTAACGTCAGTTACTCTGCGCTCGATGCAGCCAGTAGCGACCGCGCCTTGCTGTCGACGATGGGAGTATGTCGGGTGTGCCTGGAGATGGAGCCCCCGAAGTTCCCTAGTTCAGTACCCCAACCCTGGTAGAAAGAGAGATCATGCCCGAACCAATGTATGCCTGCACTCGGTGCGGCAAGGACCTTCCGAGAGATCAGCTCTCGAGTAAGAAGGTTCTATTCGCAGGCATCGGCAATGCCACGACCGTGTTCAGATCAAGGGTGGTCGACTGGCTGTGCGACTCTTGCCTCGGCAAAGACCCTGACTACAACTACCCGCGCGATGTCTCGCGCGCAGAAAGGATGCGCAATGCCGCCGCTGCAGCGAGGGCCAGGGAAAAAGAAAGCCGACTCGATCAAGCGTAAGGGTCACGCGCCTGGTGTGTTCGGCCAGACTCGGCGGGCTTGGACGAAGGTGTTCACCACCCAGGCGGTGATGAAGCTCTTCCCTGAGCCTGGTGGAGTGGAGCCCGGCCCCGATGTGAAGATCGAGGTCGGCAATCAGTTCGGCAAGACAACGCTAGAGCTGACCGGACTGCGTGTCGATGAGCTCACCGCACTGAAGGGTGTGTTCGATCTCGCCTTCGCACACGCGTACCGCACCTGCGCGATCCGAGATCAGCACGCAATGCAAGCGCTCGAGAGTGGTGAAGCTGACTACTCGCGATCCTTCCGTGACCCGGCTGTGCTATGGAAGCGGGAAGGTGAGCGATGGTCTGCCGAGTATGCTTACCTTGACGAGCGATGGGAGGGTCCGCACCCCGAGGTAGTGTCCAAGTCGCACGCACCTGTCGTGTACCAGACCACCGTCAGTCAGGACCTGGATGAAGACACCGGGTTCGCCGACTCCCCAGAGGATGACGATTAGAAAGGAGGCTTGATGTACAAGACAGGCTTCTGTGGCATCGGCCACTGCGAAGGCACTGCGCCGGTCAGCCCGTCCGGCAAGCCGATGAAGGTGTGCACCGCACATGAGCTGTGCAAGTGCGAGTGCCATGCCAAGTTCGATCGCATGTACAAGATGGCGAACGCGGAGCGAAGGCTCCACGAGAACCCCAACTACGTGCCGTATCAGTACCCGGACATGTCGGAGTACCTGAGGCCAACAGTCGAACTCGAGGGTGCTTCATTGGTGGGGGGTGCACCGACCCGCGTGCCCCGCGAACGTCCGAGCGAATCGGCTCCTGGCCTATTGGAATTAGCACCCGTCTACACCGGCACGCCGACCGGGCAGCGCCAACGTGGACAGCTGGAATCCGAAGTGCAGGCCGTGTGTCATCGAGCCATGATGGGCGAGTTCGACGAGCTCATGACGCCGCAAGCGATCGCACTGCTGATCAACCCGGACAACCCGCCGAGCACCGGAGCTATCGGCGCAGTGTTCAATCGCTGGGAGACCATCGGCTACGCCAAGATTCACCGCAAGCCCTTGTACTTCCAGCACTACACCGTCGAGGGTATGCGCGACGGGCTCGAAGCCCTCCGACGAAAGGCGAAGTCCCGATGAGCTTTGATGGCGATTACGACGAGTACATCAAGAAGATCGAAAAGGAGGACCGCAAGACCGAGCAGCGGGCCGAACGGTTCTTCAAAAAGAAGCGCAAGGCTCGGGCCAAGCGGAAGCGGACGGGTCGATGAGGCGGGTGCGGATCGAGCGGGGTGGCACTCACAGCCGACCCGCCGCTCACCGCTGGTACTGGCGGATCACCGACGCAAAGGGCAACGGACAGGCCGAGTCAGTCGGTTCGTTCGACAGTCCCAAGCAGGCCGTCGAGTCGGTGGATGCGCTGCTACCCGACACGCCCGAGTCTTTCCAGTGGCTGATCGGCGCAACACCACGCGATAAGTCCCTCGCCTTCACGTCTACCCCTTCAAACGCAGCCAAGTACGTCAACTAGGAGGTAATCAGTATGACACTCACCATTCCCCAGGCGCCCGACAATGTGGTCTGGTCTGGCACCGAGACGTTCCTCGACTGCAAGTACGTGTACGTGCGCTTCGAGTCGCACGCAGTGGCACTCGGTGCGCCGCAGTCAATCGTCGACATGATGGTCGAGCTTCACGGCATCCACAACAAGGGCCTTCGCGAGACCGGGCACGGCGCGTACGCCCTGCTCGTCAACCCCTGGGTGGCGGAACAGATCAAGTCGTACTGCAATGCGCTCATGTTTGGTGTCACCAAGGGTGGCTCGATCATGGACGAGGTGCGCTCACGGAACTGGACTCCGATTCGTACTGCCGACCAGTCCGCGATTATCCGATGAGCTCGTTCCAAGAGGACATCATGACCTCCGAGGTGCACTTCCCTGCGCGGGAGTTCTTCTACACAGTGCAGCAGGTGGCCCTGATGCTGGACTGTTCTCGGTCGTACCTCGAGGAACGTGTCCTGTACTTCGCCGGCCGATCGACTGGCTCGATGAAGGGCAGGATCAGGGTCGTCAACATATCGGCCCCGGACGAGAAGCCTATCTGGCGTGTGTCGGAAACGGACTTCAAGCTCTGGCTCAAGACGAAGGGGATCAGGTTTAGCGAGCAGCGCAACGCGCGATTGATGGCAAAGAAACGTCCACAAAGATTCGGTTGACAACGATCCGCATATGTAGTAATGTGTAGAGATCGGTAGGGATACCGATAGCAAAACAGCGAACCGATGAACCTGCAAGACAACAAAGAAATGAGTCTACCTACATGACTTCTTTGCAGCCCAGTCAGACGACTGGTACCGATGTCGTGGCTTGGGACGGTATGGAGACCGGCCTCGAGGACTTCGATACCAACGACCTGACGATGCCCCGCCTCTCGATCGACCATCCCGAGGCGGCATTCAAGAACAGTCAGACCGACGAGCTCTTCAACGAGCTCACCGTGATCCTCCTCGGCCTCCACAAGTCTCGCATCATGTGGGGCGAGATGAGCGACGGCGATGACCAAGACCCGCCGCTCTGCAAGTCGCCCGACATGCGCAACGGCTTTCCGAACATGGACACCGAGCTGCCCACGAGCAAGCAGTTCCCCTGGGAAGCTCAGGATGTCTACGGGCCGGACGATGCATCGCCTCTGTTCGTCGGGCCGGAACAGAACCTGCTCACGATGCCCAGCATCGGGTGCAAGGACTGCCACTTCAAGGAGTGGAACACCGACCCGTCGGGCAAGAAGCCCTGGTGCTCCGAGGAGTGGACCTTCCCCCTCCTGTACCAGGACCCGGAGGACCCCGAGGTCTGGGTGCCCGCCCTGTTCACCATCCGCCGGTCGGGTATCAAGCCGGCTCGTCAGTACGTCACGCCGTTCGCCTCCAAGAAGACCCCGATCTTCACGGTCGCAACCAAGCTCACGCTCGACGTGAACAAGCGTGGCATGGTGAAGTTCTGCACGCCGATCTTCACCAAGGTCGCCAAGACCAACCCCGAGTCCTACCAGGACTACTTCGATTCCTTCAAGTCGGCGCAGGGGTTCCTGCTGCAGTACCCGATGCCGAGGGATGACGAGGACAAGGAAGCAGCTGCCGCGAAGGCTGCTGCCACCGTCCCGGACGGCGACATCGAGGGCAACGTCATCGACGCTGACGTGGTGCCGGAGGAGTCGACGCCGACTCCTACCCCGCAGCCCGCGCAACCGGCACCGCCGCAAGCGCAGACTCGGGTCCAGCCGGAGCCGACGCCCGAGCCGACCCCGCCCTCACCGCCTGCCGAGGAGCAGGTCATCTCCACCAAGGGCAAGGTCAAGCCTCTGTCGAACACCGCACCTGCCGCAGGCACCGTGCAGATCGACGAGGACGAAGAACCCCCCTTCTGATCGAGCTTCCCCTGCTAGGGTGCCAATCACCCGTCGATCAGAAGGGCCAGGATAGTAAGGGGGCTGCTACTGTGGTTGCAGCCCCCTTACTATGGTGCCCACAGGAAGGAACAACACATGCCCGACGAAGACCTGCCCGAAGAGTTCCGGCAAGCATTGCAATTCCAGAAGTTCCAGCAGAAGCAGTACGAGGAGAACGCGCGCAAGAAGGAGGAGAGTCACAACGCTGACCTCGCTGCCTTCACGTCGTTCATCGACGAGCTCACCGATGACCAGATGGATTTCGTGCACGAGCTGATCGGCGAGCTCGGGCAAACGGCGTATGCCTTCAAGCTCCAGGGCATCATCGTCGGAGCTCGGGTCTACCGCCGAGGCCGCATGGTGGACGGGCAGACCTACGAGGCTGCCCTAGGCCTGGACGGAGGCGAGGAAGACCCAGACCCCCACGTCTACGACAACATCATGAAGGCGATCGACGAGCTACCCGAGGGCGAGCCAAGCGAAGCCGAGTCTGGACTAAACTACATCGGCGGACTTGCGGGCGAGTTCTCGGAGAGCGACATCGACATCGGCGAGGTACTGCCCAAGCCCAAGCCGCTGATGGCTGTATCGCAGCCGCCGGAAACAGAGACCTACAGCTTCAATCACGGCGTGACCGGAGTCAAGGTCGGCAAGCAACCACTCAAGTGTGCGGCCTGCGAGAAGCCATACGCCTCGGTCGCGGACATGCGAGAGCATATCGACCGAGATGGGGGGTGCAAGGGGTGTCAGAACAAGACGAAGTGGGGGTGAAGTTTGTTCCGAAAGCAGAAGACGTACACCGTACCTACAAGGCCTACCGCTATCGTGAGGCAGGTCTGTCCGAAGTCTGGAACACTTCTGTCCCCCGAACAGTTAGCGAAGCAATCGCCTACATCGCTTGGGTCGAGCGGCACTTCCCTGACTGTCGCATTGAGTTCATCGAAGGCACCAACGATCTCGGTGAATCAGTTCCAATCAAGTGGGAGATCCTCAGTGACAACGGTGAACGAACGCCCTTCGTCAGTACCCTTGAGCGCAGGTTCAGCGAAAAAACTGAACACGCTCTCGGGTACGCAGGGCCCACGCAGTAGAGGATCACTCGACTACTGGATTCGCCCCGAGATTGAGCTCAAGCCCTACCAGGAGGAGGGCGTTCGGTGGCTGAAGAACAAGAAGGGTGCGATCCTTGGCGACGAGATGGGTCTCGGCAAGACCATCCAGGCGCTGTTCACCTTCGGTATGCACATCTGGTCGTCGGTGAAGAAGGACCCACAGAAGCGGTGCGTTATGATCGCCGTTGTGCCAGCTTCCTTGCGCATGAACTGGGCCGACGAGATCGTGAAGTTCACCAAGCTCGACTACTGCGTAGCGACCGGCACGCTCATTGATCGCTTCAAGCAGATTGAAGAGTTCAAGCGCATCGACAACCACAAGATTCTGGTCATCAACTACGAGGCGCTTGAAGATCACATCCAGCAGCTCAATTCGCTGAACATCGACTACCTCGTGGCCGACGAAGCTCACATCATCAAGAACCGCGAGACCAACGCGTACAAGAACATCAGTCAGCTGGCCTCCGGTCGTCGCCTCGCCATGAGTGGGACGCCGATGACCAACCAAGTGGACGATCTATGGACTCTCCTCGACTGGGTGACCCCCGGTCAATGGGGCACGTTCGCAGGCTTCAAGGCGAAGTACTGTGTACTCGGTGGGTTCAACGGCAAGCAGGTCACGGCAGTCAAGAACGAACGACAGCTGGCGGCTCGTCTGTCTCAGGTCATGCTGCGTCGTGAGATCGACAACGTGATCGACCTGCCCGAGGTGCAGGTTATCAAGCGCATGGTGTCGCTGGTGGACAAGCCTCGTGAGATGTACAACTACCTGGCTACCGAACACAAGCTACAGAAGTACGTCCCCTCGTTCACCGACGAACAGGACGAAGCGCTCGAGTGGCCGATGGTTCGGCAGCTGCGCCTGCGTCAGATCTGTGCATCCACATGCACACTGCTCCCGGACTGGGACGAGTCGCCCAAGCTAGACCTCGCCATCGAGGACGCGTGCGAGATACTGGACAACGGACACAAGCTCATTGTGTTCACCCAGTTCATGCCGATCATCACCGCTTACATGCGGCGCCTCGAGGAGGCTCGGCCCGGCACGCCGGTCTACCAGATTCACGGCAAGGTAAACAAGGACAAGCGTCAGCAGGTGGTGAAGGACTGGACGGCGGACAGGGAGCCGGGAGTCATCATCGGGATCATCAAAGCTATGGGCGTGGGCCTTAACATGACTGCCGCTAATCACGGGCAGTTCATCGGCAAGGAGTTCAGCCCCGGCTTGAACGACCAGTGTGTTGGCCGTATGCGCCGAGTCGGATCGGAGCATCACCCTTCGATCCAGGTGTTCGACTACATGGTGAAGAACTCAGCCGAGTACCGTGTCGAACAGATCATCAAAGACAAAGAGTTCTCGTTCGATACTATCATTCGCAACGGAGCCAAGGGTTCCGTGGACGCGAGCTTCATGGAGAAGCTCAACGATGCACTGGAGGGCACACTGTGATTCGTACTGTACTGGTCAACGTTGGCAAGCTGTTCGAGGACCGCAACAGACGGGTGCTCGACCTGTTCGAGCAGCGCCTCATGGACCTGCTGATCGACAGCCGGGCGCACGTAGAACAAGCTGAAGCAGATCTCAGAAAGGCCTCCAAGGAAAGCCAGTCGAAGGTGAAGATCGACCAAGCCCTGGAGAAGTACGAGGTGCACAAGGCCACCCTGAAGGTGGTTGATTCGCTACAGAAAGACCTCAATGCCATCATGCAGCGAGTTCATGCGGGGGCATGAGGGCTGCGGGCTGCGCGTGGAAACGCAGGGGTTGCAAGTTTCCGCGTGATCGGTACGCAGAAATAACCCCAGCTCGTATCGAGTATCATGCAGGTGTGTTTCAGTTCACATACTGGATCGAGTATGACAGGCACTACAGGAATGCGCCGTCTCAGATACGAACTCGATCCATATGCGAGAACTGTGTGGATCAAGTAGAAGTCCTTGCCGAGAGCGACATCAAGGAATCTGCCTTGATAGACAGATACTACGAAAGAAGTGACCGTGAACATCGCGCCAGAGAACGACAACCTGACGACCGACCAGGTGGCGGCGATCCTGCTGGTGACAGTCAACCACGTTCGGGAGTTGGTGAAGGCGGGGAAGTTCCCGAACGCCCACCGTCCGGGCAAGGGGTACCTGATCCCACGCCAGGACGTGCACAACTACATCGTCAGCCGAGAGAAGGAGACCCAATGAGCAATGCAGTATTCATCGACCTCGAGACCACCGGCCTGAACCCGGTTACAGAGGAGATCATCGAGTTCGCCATCGTGGTGGTGGACACGACGACCTGGACGCCGGTCGAAGGCAAGACTCTGTCGGGCATCCTCTATACCCCGCAGGTCGTCCAGCGCCTAGCCGACAACAGCTTCGTCAAGCCTGTGCGTGAGATGCACAACAAGAATGGACTGTTCCCCAAGCTGCGCGGGTTCATGGAGCGCAAACTCCCGACCCGCGAGTACGAGGAGATCGAGACACGCATTCTCGATGCCATCAGCGGGTTCCAGATCAAGGGCCTGCCGGTGTGGGGTAGCTCGGTGCACTTCGATCGCAAGTTCCTCGAGCAGAAGATGCCCAAGCTCAACGAGTATTTCCACTACCGGGTGGTCGACTCGAGCTCGGACATGGAGCGGCTCAAGGCAACGCGTCCTGATCTGTGGAAGAAGATCGACACCGATCCTACGAAGTACGTCAGCCCGCCCGACAAGGCAACACACCGCGCGCTCGAGGATCTCATGCACTCCATCGACATGGAGCGCCGCATCGAGAAGTGGATCACCGGCCCAGCGGCTGCGTGCGCTGACCTGACGGGAGCCTGAGTGGGAACCACAATCGAGTTCAACAACGCAACGCTTGCGGATGCCTTCAAGCGTGCGAATATCGTGGCCCCGACTCGCGGTCGTGACTTCGATCTGTTCAAGGGGTTCGTTATCGACGCCAATCCGGTCGATGAGTACGTAACCCTGAGGACAACCAACGGCTCGCTGTACTACACCGAGTTCCTCTACCCCCTCTCCATCGAGTGCGAAGCCCCGGTCACCTGGCGGGTGTCCTCGATCTCGACTCATGGCATCGTGACTGCACTTCCGCTGTCGGGCAAGTCCAAGTTCATTGACGAGGGCGGCAAGCTCCGCATCACAAGCGGACGCATGAGGGCTAGCACACCCTTCCTCAGGGGTGGCGACTACCCGAGTCGCGAGGAGTTCATGTTCGATCCTGACGGAATGTACCCAACAAAGGGTCTCGGGGCTCGAATGGAACTGATCGGGTGGGGAGTGAACAACGACGGCCTTCCGCCCAGGGCCGGCCTCTACATGGACGAGGAGTACCTGTGCTCCTCGAACGGCAAGGTCGCCATGCGGGTGCCGAACGACTACAAGTTTGCAGACGGACGCAACAATGTAGTGATTCCCTATCACCTCATCGGCCCGATCCTGCGTTCAATTGAGGAGTGCGAGGTCGGAGTGCTCGGTCCGAACCTCGTCATCTCACCAACCGAGGACATCTACATCAAGTGCTCGTTGTTCGAGGAGAAGTTCGACCCGGTCAGTCGGATGATGGACAAACCGCACGAGGACTCGTGTTCGTTTGACAAAGAAACTATCGTCGGTGTACTATCTAGGGTGTCGAAGATCGGCTCGTCTGATCGGCAGATCGCACTAGACGTGTGGATCGCCGGAGACATGCTGACACTCGCAATCAAGGACCGCGATTCTGCGGAAGAGATCGAAGAGTCCCTGATGCTTGAGGTTGAATCGACTCATGATCCGGTGAAGTATCTGTTCTCACTCGAGACCTTCACCGATGTCGTCTCCAAGGCGCCAGGCAAGACAATCACACTGCATTACAACCCCTCTAAGACCACGTCGATGGTCAAGTTCACGGCCGACGAGGGGTTCGAGGCGTGCGTTATGCCTCGCGTTGACATTCCGAAAGATAGGGGCGACAAGTAATGGTTGAATTGCTGCGGAAGTTCTACATCGCAGGTCCGATGACCGGCATCGAAGGGCACAACTTCGCCAAGTTTGACCTGTTCGCCAAGGAACTGCGCAATCAGGGCTACGATGTGGTCAGCCCAGCAGAGGTTGCGCGCACACTTCCCGGCGAACCCGGCGATCTGCCCTACCAGGACTACGTTCGCGCCGATCTCAAGGCCATGCTGGAGTGCACCGACCTCGTCCTCATGCCTGGCTGGGGTGCTTCGCGGGGGGCGAAGATGGAACTCGACATCGCAGTCTTTCTGCACATGCGTGTATGGAAGATCAACGAGACCTTCAAGCTCGTGCGCACACAGTACGGAGACACTCGTGTCTAATGAAGATGAGTTTGAGCAACGCGTTCGAGAGATCGCCCTGAGTATGCCCGACGAGTACCCGCAGGGATATGCAAGATTCCTTGCGGAGAAGGAGGTGAACAGTGGGCTACCCGAACATCGTGGCAGCGGCACTGAATCTCAATCCTGAGCCGTGGGCAATGGGAGATGTTCAGGTCATCACCAAGGGTCGCAAGCCCTGGCCTAAGGTGACACCGAACAAAACCCTCAAGTCCTACCAGGACGCGCTGGTTGCGGAGCTACTCGAGGGCGGTGCGGAAAGTCTGCCGGGTCCGTACTACTCAATTCGGTACTCGTTTAGCCGACAGCGCACCCAATACGAGACGCGCTCGAAAACTGTAACCCGCAATTGGGCCGATGTGACCAACATGCAAAAGGGAACGGAGGACGCCCTGCAGGGGGTGTTCCTGCCCAACGACCGCGCGGTCATCCAAAACATGTCGCGCCTGGTGTCGTCGCAAGAGATTACGACTTGGCCCTATGTGGTGATTGAGATACGCCACAGCATCGAAGGCTTCCGTCCGAAGGAAACAGCGATCTGTCCGATCGAAGAACTGTTCTCCCCGGAGGGACAGGAGGCATGGGAAGCCATGCTGAAGAATGAGCTCGGCGGTGGAGAAATCGCCAACAACGAGTGGGAGCCCTGATGCCGTACTCGAAGCGCGATCGACTTGGAATGTTCTTGCAACGCTTCGAGTTTCTGCATCGGTGGCTACTGGCTCCCGAGGGTGACGTAATGCACGGCATCTACAAGGGGCAGAAGAGATACCTCAACAGGATCAACGGACACGTTGTGATTAAGGAGAAGTAAGAATGACATACCCCACCCATGATCAGGCCGAGGCGTTCTTGGCAGGTCAGCCCGTCGACCATCTGTACAACCACCAGACGGGGCAGCTGACCACCGAGGGCGAGTCGCTGATCGCCACAGCGCTGGACCTGATTCAGGCCTGCTGCTGGACAGCGACCGATGCCCACGGCTTCCACGAGGAAAACGGCGAGCCCCGCAACTTCGGCCTGGTCACCGCACTACTCCACTCCGAGGTCAGCGAAGGCCTCGAATCATGGCGCGAGAACGAGCCGCCGCTTTGGTTCAATGACAAGAAGGTCGGCGTCAAGAAGGACGAGGCTCGTCATCCCGACCCGTACAACTCCGATGGCACCATCCGCAAGGCCGAAGGCATCTTCTCCGAGTTCGCAGACATCATCATCCGCCTCGGAGACTCGGCCGAGGAGCTCCAGCGCTCCGGTGCCAACGCCTCACTGGCGGAAGCGGTGATCTACAAGCTGCGCTACAACCAGTCGCGCCCCTTCAAGCACGGCAAGATCGCATGAGAGAGGCGTATCTGATCCTGGTGCCCGGCACTTCAGAGACGCATGACGCTCCGAGTCCATTGCCGCCCACCGGGATGACCAAGCTGATCAGCTCCGCGCTCGGTCGCCTCATGGAGACGGACCACAAGTGGGCAATCACGCACTGGTCTGTGCCGTACACCTCGGGATACGGCGACAAGGCGAGCTACGAGAGCTCGGTTCACAAGGGCGTGACAAACCTGCGCAAGATGCTCAGGGCCATCCCGCCGAATGTTCCAGTCTTCATCGTGGGATATTCGCAAGGTGCCACCATCGGCGGAGACGTGTTCATGGAGTGGGTTCTGGACAGTCACCCGGACCCCGAGCTCGACAACAACCTCGTCTCCTACTATGGCATCTCGGACCCGCGCCGAAACCACAACGACAAGGTCGTCGGCCCGGACCCTGGCGGGCAGGGTATCACCGGGGAGCGCGGAGACTGGCGCTGGGCACGCGGGCGGGTGTTCCAGTTCTGCGCACCGGGCGACATCATCGCCAGCTCGGACCCAGGCCTGGACCTGTTCCAGGAGATCAGCGTGTTCACCAACAAGTTCTGGGTTGGTGACGTGCTCGGCTGGGTTGGGTACTCGCTGTCCGTTCTAAACAGTGCGAGCTTCCAGAAGAAGATTCGCGACGAGTACGGATACAAAGGCTTGGGCGGCTACCTGCGATTCAGGTCCAAGCTCAAGCGCACCATTGACCGGGGGATCAAGTACATAACGAGCAACGTGCATACTTCGTACGGCAAGTACAAGGTGGACGGCGTAACGGTCCCCGAGTGGATCGCCAACGACATCGCACGCAAGCTCGCAGACATGGAACCCAAGGAGCTCTAGTGAAGATCAACCTGATTGTCGAGATCGACGAGCCGAAGATCGACCTCGACCATTACAAGTGCTCGGAGACTCCGATCACAACCCCGGAAGAGGCCGTCAAGTACGACCTCGACATGTTCGAGGCTGGCGAAGTGGCGCTCGAAGATGTCATCTACAACTTCGGTGGCGATGTCACCGTAAAGGTCTTGTCTGTTGACGAGATCGCAACCAACACAGGAGGTAACTGAAATGATTGTCACCCTGAAGATCAAGGTCGAAGAAGGCGCCATCACCCTCGATGACGACCTGCTCGAGGACCTCATGGCCGAGAACGACATCGAGGACACCGACGAGCTGACCACCGACCAGAAGGTGGAGGTCGCGACCGCTACGCTCGAGGACTTCCTCGACAGCGAAGGTCCGGAGATCACCGAGTCGCTCACCGACTACCTCGGCGGACAGGTCGCCGAGTTCAAGCTCGTCGAGCTCGAGATCGAAGAAGACGAAGAGATCGAGATCGACGACTGATCGTGCTGGGCGGTGTGTAAAGTGGAAGTTGAGGGTACACACGAGCCGGTAGGGGCAAGGCCGGCACATACCACTTATAACGAGAAGGTGATATGAAGATTCATCAGATCTGGCACGGCGATTCCGTCGAGATGTGCCAGCGCTTCAAGGAGGAGTCGGTGGATTGTATCATCACTGACCCACCCTTTGGGGTAGACAACCTCTCCAACATGGCCGTCACGGAGGGCGGCAAGAAGTATGCACGCAAGATCGCCAATGACGAGTCCCCCGAGATCGCAATCAAGGTGTTCAAGGAGGTCATGTCGGTCCTGCTCACCAAGACCAAGCCCGACTGCGACCTCTACGTCTTTACTGCGTACCAGGTCCTCTCGGACTGGCTGGTCATGCTCGACGAGTTCTGTGCGCAGTTCGGCTTTGTTCGCAAGGCTGTCCTGGTATGGGAGAAAGATGGCCCTGGAATGGGCGATCTTGAATCATGGGGACAGGGTCATGAGTTCATCATCTTCTTCAAGAAGGGTCGTGCGCCTCGCTACGCCAAGCGACGCAACGGTGTACTGCATTTCTCGCAGCTCCGGCCGAATGAGCTCATTCATCCGCACGAGAAGCCACCGGCTTTGCTGGAGACTCTTATCAAGCACTCCACCCAGGAGGGTGCGTTCCTCGTGGACCCCTTCGGTGGGTCAGGAAGCCTCGTGCGAGCCGCTCGCAACTGTGGTCGCAATGCCGTTGCGATCGAGCTAGACGAGCGCAACTTCCTTGAGTCCGCTAAGAAGCTGGAGGAAGAAGGCGATGACATGTTCGCCGACTTTGCGTGAGTGCTGTGACAAGGTAGTCATGGCACGCGAGACTGAGGATGAGGGCACTGTAGTTGAGTGCCCCGTCTGCGGTTCCCACTGGAAGCGCATGGCGGGCTGGCGACAGCTCGGCGTGTTCGAGATCGAACGACTACGAAAGATGGGGAGGTTGTAATGGACTGGTTGACATGGGGCGTGGTCCTCAAGCTGAGTGTGCTGATGCTCGTCGCAGCTATCTGCGTGGGCCTGGCTGTCTCCGCTTGGAAGTAATCATGCCTATCGTATGGTCACCCGAAAAGAAGGTAGAGCGCTACCCAGGCGAGAACTGCAAGCCGCCAACGTGGGGCGACAAAGCTGAAGACGAGTTCGGACTGTGGCACCCGTTCTTTGAGCCCAAGGCTCCGCGTGATTCGTTCTGGCTGTGCCCCGAGTGCGGGTCAGTGTTCATCGCCAAGGGCGAATGGTGGCACGAGTCGGAGATGACCTGGCGAGATCGTCGCAAGGCCAGGCGACTGCGCAAGAAGTACATGAACAGTCGCAATATCAATATCAACGGACGCTTCACCTTGTTCAAGTTCCCCACACACAACCCTCCCCCAGGGCCAAACCGTCGTCCCCCAAAGGGGCCGTCGGGCGTATCGAAAGCGAAGTAATGTTCAGACGACACAAGCACAAGCAGCACTGGTGGACCTCGCCAGAGAGGCGGGCCAAGGTCATGGTCACCGCCTTCATGCAAGAGTATTTCTGGGACATCGTAGAGCGACGCGCCGCGTTTACGGGGTAAAACCCGTGCGGTATGCTAACGTATAGCACGCCGCCTAGCACTACCTACAAGGAGAATGCAGTGACTGAACAGCAGTTCAAAATGCCCGCTGGCCCCAACGAGTTGCACCCGGTGCGCGGAGGGATGGATCAGGAAGGGTTCCAAGACTTTCGAGCCAAGGCCCCCACGCAGACCGCCTTCGAAGCACACCTACAGCAGACGGCATTCCAGTCGGAGCAGAAGGCCAAGGCTGATGCGCAAGCTGACGCCGACGAACTGCTCGATGGCGAAGAGCCGACGACGGCTTTCGAGCTCGAGATGTCCGGGGGGCGCCTCCCTTTAGGTGCAACGGAATCTGCGCAGCCCTCGCTCTTCGACCCGACCGAACCGGAGAGCCTTGCGACTGCGGAGAAGGAGAAGAGTACGGAGACCCAGGCGCCGACGCCCCCGAAGCCTCCTTCAGTCTCGTCCCCGAAGAGTGGACCCGACGCGCCCTCTGTGTAGGGTATCACGACCCAGACGCGTTCTTCCCTGGCCGGGGACAAGCGGCCCGCGCTAATCGCGCGAAGAAGATTTGCATGAGCTGCCCCGTTAAGCTCGAGTGCCTCGACTATCGCGAGCGCACTGGTTCGACCGATGGCATATGGGGCGGCATTACTACGAAGAGGGGAAGCAAGTAGTGGAACTCAGAACCATCTCGGCATCCTCCATCCAGGTGTTCGAGGGTTGCACCTTCAGGTACCACGCCGAGATGGTTGAACGTACGCCGAGCCCAGGGGGTAGCTCGGACCCAGCCAAGCTGGGCACCGCCGTGCACGATTCACTCGAGCGGATTGTCGACGAGGTATACATCAGCAAGACCCGCGAGGAACTAGACTGGAATGTACTCGTCGCTTACTTCAAGCAAGAGTTCATGAAGCAGTTCATGCGCATTCCAGATGCCAAGGACGACCTGTACAACGACGGCATTGAGATGCTCGAACGCTGGTTCGCACGCACCGACCTCGACAAGGTTCAGGTGCTCATGGTCGAGCGCAAGATTCGGGTCACCATCAAGACCTCCATCGGCGAGGTGCCGTACACATTCATCTTCGATCGTCTCGATATGTTCGAGGAGAACGGCAAGACCATCGTCCGCGTGGTGGACTACAAGACCTGGCGTCAGCATCTCACCCCGCAGGGTTTGCGACAGAAAGCGCAAGGCCGACTGTACGGTCTGGCTATCATGCTCGCCAAGGCAGAGATCGCCAAGGAGCTGGGGTTCGAGCTCAACCCCGACGAGGTCTGGGTGTGCTTCGATCAGCTCCGATACGATCCCGTCGAGGTGAAGTTCACCCGCGACGACAACGTCGCCACCTGGAAGTACGTTCGCAAGGTGGCCGAGCGTATCATTGCCGAGCCTGTGCCCGGCAAGCGCACGCTCAACTCGGAATGCCAGTTCTGCGTAGTGAAAGCTACGTGCCCCGTTCTCACGAAGAACGTACAGGCAGGCGGGGTCATGGCCCTGGCTGGCGACCGCAACGAGATGGCGAAGCGTTACGTGGAACTTGAGGGAGCCCAGAAGGCCATCAAGTACGCCATCGAAGAAGTGATGGAAAAGCTGCTCGAAGATGCAATGGAGAACGACGAGATCGAATACGATACGGATGACTACCATGTCGTGTTCAAGTCGTCCCGCCGGAAGTCTTACGATCCAGCGACGGTGCGAGAGATAATCGGGGATAACCTCTTCGCTTCACTTGGCAAGATCAACAACAGTGAAATTGACAAGCTCTTGAATGGTAACGCCCTGAACGCAGCCCAGAAGTCCAGGCTACGATCGTCCGTCCAGGAGAGCATCGGCGAGCCAAAGCCAAAGATTGTGCAGCGGCTCATCAAGGAGTAGTAATGAACTGGTACACCGTCGTACTCTATGCCTGTATCATCGGAGGCATGTGCGTCCTTGGTACGTTCCTCAACCGGGCATTGGGGGTGACAGTTATGAAGAAGTACTGCAGCCACTGCGGCCGGATCGAGGGTACCGAGAAGCCGTGCACAGAAGAAGCGGGCCACGACTTCAGCCGCCGTGGCCCGCTCGTTCGAGACGAGACCCCTCGGCCTCGCCATCAACTGGATTCTGAATACTAGGTCCGACGCACTGCGTACATCCGATCGAGTATCGGATCAGCTTTATCGGGAGGGAGAAGGTCGGCTGCTGCCTGGATAATATCCACGTACAGCTCGCCCTTCTCCCTTTCCTTCTGCAGCAAACCGTTCAGCTGCTGGTTCCACTGATCGTTGGTCTGCCAAAGATCTTTCCACGCCCCACCGATGGTGGCCTGAGCTGAGGCCTCCTCGTTCTGGGAAGCGGCCTCATCCTTGCGCTTTACCTGTCTGCGTGTTGTAACGAACTTGATTGCTTCGATGACACTCGCGGCAAGCCCCCCGCCAAGCAGCAAAGTGATGATGTCATTCACTCCTCAGCTCCTTGCAGTCGTGTCCGTCGCACTGTTCAATTGGACGCTGCACCTCCTCGAGCGCCCCCTTGATCTCGATGGATCGGAGCACTAGGTAAACACCGAAGGCAAACAAAGCAAGCGTTGCCCAAGTGGTGGGTGGTCCACCGTTGGACTTGGCTACCCCGTAGGTGTACACCGCAATCACTGGAATCAGAAGCCAGGTTCCGAATCGCTCGATCGCGAGTGACGTCTGCACCTTCGACGGCAGCGGATCAGTGTCTGCATGGAAGTACATGCCGGTGAGCACCGACAAGCATCCGATCAGCTGCATCGCACCGAACAGTATCCCGGCGACCACGTTGCCATCTGTCGTCTCGGTGAACGAGGCGGGCCATGACCTGTATGAAAAGGTGAGTACAGCTGAAACAATTCCCGCAATGCAGATCAATCTGTACAGCGGGTATGAGCCTGAAGCAACGATCCTCGTGTGACCAAATACAGCTCGTATTGTCTTGCGAAATGTACCTGCGCCAGCACGTATGGCGCGCTTCATTCTCTCCATTGATCCTCCAGGCTTGCTCTGTTAGCGCACACCACTGCCAGGAGGAGGTACGATCCCATTGGCGGGTAAGCTGTTGGTGGCGCTCCATCCATGATGTCAATGAAGAACGTGATGGAGAAGGTTCCCCACACGAGACACATCGTTCTCATTGTCCATGACACGTACTTAGACCACTTCAACCTCCGCGAGGAGGCGATCATGGTAAGCACGGCGATGATGATTACCGCAGTACCCCAAGACTCTGGGGCCCACGGCACTGACGATGCACTCCTATTCGGAGGCCACAGGCTATCGCTAAACCTGAATGTCAGTATGCCGTAGTAAATGGCGAACAGGCAAAGTGCATAGGCCTCGATCACGAGAAAGACCCGCATGGCGTCTACCTTATCGCGAGCCTCCGGGACTTTCTTGAATGGCCCAACCCCCCTGGCCACCCCTTACCCCTGCGTGTCGAGCTTGCGCTGGATGTCTTTGAGGATCACCTGGTTCTCGGCAGCGATGGCTGCGGCATTTCCGGCCAGGCCGAGGACGGTGTCACCCTTGCGCTTGCTGTAGTCGTCGAAGCCCCGGCCTGCCTTGGGCAGTCGGTAGGTGAGCTCGAAGATCACGGTCGCGAGACCCTCGACCACCGTCTGGGCGGTGACGTTCTTGCCCTTGAAGATGCTGAAACGGTTGCCCTGTTCGTCGGGCTGTGGAGCCAGACCGGTCCACCCGTTGTCGCCTGGTCCTCGGAGCTGGATGCGAACATCCGATGCATGACTCACGGTTCCTCCTTCGTTCGGCACCGGCTTGGGAGCTGGCGCTGGAGCGGGCGCGGTGCCCGCGTACTTCGCTTCACGCAGTAGCGGGGCGAAGTCCTTCTTCTTGCTCGGGTTGTACTCGTAGGGCATGTACGAGACGTGGAGATGAGGGTCAACGTTGCCGTTGGTCAGCTTCGATCCGTTGACCCGGCCGATCTTCTGACCGGCAGAGACCCTGGCTCCTGGCCTGACCCAGCTCTCGCGAATGATGTGGCCGTACTCGAACACGCCACTGCCCTGCGAGTCGTCCGAATCAATCACGATCCAGCCTGCCGGGTCCGGGCCACCGTAGCCGATCGCTGCGCCCGAATGCAACACCGTGCCAGCCTGTATGGCATACACGTCCCATCCGGCGGCGGTGCCGTTAGAGGCTCCGAAGTCGATTCCGTAATGCACTGCGTTGTCCCATGCACGCCAGCCGAACGGGCTGGTTACCACGTACCCTTTCTTTAGGGGGTGGTAGCGCGTGGTCATTGCGGGTACCCGAACAGCTGACGCTGATTGTCAAGCCAGTCTGCGCTGTTCTCGTCTTCGCCCTGACGCATACCTCGGCAATCGTTGCGGAACTGGGTGATGCCGTAGGTCTTCCCGTTTGCGTAACCAGGATCCCACTTTCCTTCGATGGATGTGCCCTGGTGGAACTTCACCCGGTCGAACTGGCCGGGGCGACCGAGCACCTCCATCGTTGCAACGGAGAGACGCTTGGCCGACTCGTACTGAACCTGGGCCATCGGCTCGACGCCTGGGTACTGGACTTCGCAACCCAGAACTTCCCGATTGAAGAGCCCTGTTCGCGGTAGCGGCGCAGTATCCCAGCCGCCGCTCGCACCAGCGTGGTTCGCAGGGTTCGCAGCGATGACGCCAAGGTCTCCGTCATACATGATACAGAAGTTGCAAAGCGGACCGGGAAGGTCCCAGCGTCCGTCGATGAGGATCTGGTCGATGTTGACATTGCGACCTCCGGCAGTGTGGTGAATAACGAGGCCCTTGTATGCGGGTGACTGTCCGTTACCTCGACCTTCCCAGCCCCGCGTGTAGACGGACTTGCCGCCAAGCTCGACAAACCTGCGCGCGATGGCGCCGACGATTGCGACTCCGTTCACTTGCGGTTCTCCTTCTCGATCAAGTGCTGTTCGAGTTCGACCGGAGTCATCTCGCGAACGCCGAAGCCCTGTTGGTATTGGGACTCGTCGGGCATCTCGAAGTCATCCGGCACGCTGTAGTCGCAGGCAGGATCGCGGTCGAGCTGTCCGTAGACACGGATGCCACCGCCGTCGAGCTCGCTGGTCTCGATCTCGACATCGTCGTAGAACTCTCGCGGATCATCCGTCTCGCTGGCCACCGACGAGATGTGCTGGCGAACGTGATCCTCGGTCTCGGGGTACGAGTCCGGCTTGTAGTTGTTTCTGTGATAGACGATCATGTCTTTGTCCTAGCTGTTGATAGAACAATCGCGGATCAGGGAGGGGACCTGATCCGCGATTGTTCGGTACCTCTTGACTAGTACAGTCCGGAGGCGTTCGGGGGCTCGTCGACCACTGAACCCTCGACCACGCGGACGACAGTGCCGTCACCGGAGGTGTTCACGTTCTGGCTGGCGATACCTGCGGCGCTGCCGCCCAGGATGAGGGACAGAAGGGGCATGAGGTTCTCGAGATGCTGCGGGCTCCAGCCCGCGACGTAGATCAGCAGTCCGGCGTTCACGAGGTTCAGCACCAGGTAGATCGCACGTCTTGCGAACTCCTGTGTGCGGGTGTACTGGAACACCAGCTGGATCAGCGAGGTGGCTGCGCCGCCCCAGAAGAGCGCCGTATTGTTGTCGAGCGCTCCGTAGAGAACGAGCAGTCCCATGACGAGTGGGATGACGTAGTACATCAGCCCGATGAAGTCGTTCTTCGAGCGGATGTTGAAGATGTTCGGTCCGACAACCGGCACCGAACCGGGAGCCTGTGGCAAGTTGTTGGTCATACTACCTCCTGGTAAGATCTGCCCATGATAGCAGGCATTGGTACTACAGGTCAAGCATTAAACTCTACTGGCTACGAGACCTTGAGTACTGGTGTTACGTCGATGGTGACAGCCCCGGCCGAGGTGGATGAAATGGGGCCATTCGCAAGTGGGCCTCCACGCAGGAATACGTCTCCCGAAGAGTATATCCCGTAATGAGTTGCGGTCGTGCTGACCGGAATCTGCAAGCTCACCGCCGAGCCCACGACAACAGCCTTGCCGGCATCTCCGCCAGAGCCATCGACAGCCGCCGGCCAGGTGGTATTGGCGTAGGCCGGGCTCGTGGTGATAAGGTTAGCCCCATTGGTGCCTGGGTCGCCCGAGTGCAGCTTGACCCTGTTGCCTAGCGCCGCTGCGGCGTCCGCCAGTGATCGCTTGTGGGCATTCGTTTTTGCCATCTCATACCTTCTCTACTGTGTATCGCCCTGGGTAGCTGATACACTCCAGGTTACGTGTGATTGTTCCATCTACCTCGAGCCTGTCTGCTAGAAACTCGAAGGCTGGCGCGTCGGGGTTTATGAAGGGTCCGTAGTCATACTCGAACTGAATGGAAAACTCAGGATGGCTTGAGCCTACAAGCGCAGAGCCAAGTGGGATTATGATGGGACCATAGCTCGCGTCCATAACAGCTATGCCAGATACTATCACTGGTACGCCCTCATGTTGACCTGCCCCCTCGCGCCCGCGCCGCCACGGGTTCTCATGCCAAAGATACCACCGTTGCCACCGGCACCGCCTCCTCCGGGCGGCTTTCCAGCTTCGCCATTCTCACCTGCCGTGCCGCCTCCGGTGTAGGTGATTCCAAGATAGGTATAGTCTCCAGCGGCCACACCATCGCGCGCAAGTGTTGCGCTACTGGTTCCGGTACCTCCAGGAGCGGTGAGTGTTCCAGCTGACGAGGTGATAGAAGAGGGTGATCCATTCTGGCCTGCTGCGTGATCCGAGTTAGCACCGCCAGCCCCACCTGCGCCAACGACTATTGTAAGCTGTGATTCACTCCAGGGAATATGAACCCCACGCTCAAGGGTGGTGGCCGCCCACTGGCCGGGAAGTCCACCGCGCCCCACGGCGCTGTTTGCTCCGTTGCCGGTCTGCCCGCCCTTGCCTCCACCTATTCCCACTCCGTCGATATACCTGCACCAAGGTGGTATGGTGTAGGTGAAAGTGCCAACGGTAGAGTAAGTGGTGGACTGCGGAGCCATCGGCGTAAACTGAGCGCTGGCGGAATCCTCGATTACAAACTCGTCTTCGAAGTACGAAGGCAGTCGAGAGATGTAGGCTGATACCGAGTCTTCAAACAAGATCTCTTCCAAGAACGATGATGGCATACGACTGATCCACACAAGGTCCTCGAATACAATCTCGTCTACAATGGACACCTTGCCCCTGATTGAGACGTCATCCTCGATTACGAACTCGTCGGAGGCCGTGGCGGGAAAGATGTTACCCCAGCCGACTTCCCACCCTACCTCGCCCGGCCCCTCTCCTGCAGCCCAGGTTGCACTGTATCCTTCAATTGGCGGCCCCTCTGGTGACCATCCTGTCATGGCCTCGGGAACCCCACGTCGGTGAGCAGCTTCGGGTTGCCGAGATCGTCAGTGATTGTGTCGCTGTGTGCGAGAAGCGTGAACATATCTGCCCCAGTGCCCAACGAGCTGAGCGTAAACGTCACACCCGGAGCATCGGGATGAGTGAAGTTGATGTCTGTCATTGCTACCTCCTAGTTTGCTGACTTGTCCCAGACCTTTTTGGTGCCTATGTATATGGCCTGAACCTGCTTTGTTCCGCTCTTGACGTCAACGGCTGGTATGTTTCCAATGCGAGGTATCTGAGCGGCCTGCCTAAAGCGCCAGTACAGTCCGCCGCCTGTACCAGGCTCGCCCTCCCCCGGAGGGGTGGGCGGATCAGTGGTTGTATAACCTCTACTGCCACCCGCACCACCGTCACCGCGAGAACCTACACTCACCGACCAGGGTGATGCCACGGCGGGGTCGCCCTCGACAAGTGTTGATCTGGACAGCGTGTTGTTGGATGGCTTGGTTGTCCCAGTTCCTGAAGTAAACACGGTCCCGCCGAGATTGATAGTAGTTTCGGCGCTTGCTCCAGCTATAGAACACGACAGCGACGAGCCTGGCTTAACCCTGACCGAACCAGAAACAAACTTGCCATCGTCGCCTTTACTGCCTGAGCCGTAGTTGCTTCCATCGCTACCCGACTTGCCACCCCCGAGTAGGAAGTAGTCTATCACCGAAGCCCACGAGGGAACAGCTAACGAGTACGCTCCCGCTGTGGTACGTGAACCGGTCTCGATTGGTGCTGCCATGACTACGTCGCCGGAAGTATGAAGTAGACGGCGTTATCCAGCTTGGTGGCAAGCGAATTGTACTGAATCAAAGTGCCTTGCCAAAAGGCGTTGACCGGCCCACCCGGAGGGATATACCAGTCCGACATATAGAACGAAGCGAAGCGCGGCGACTCGTAGTAGTACAGAACATTTCCAGTTCGAGACATGTACATAGCACAGAAACGATACAAAGCTCCAGTCGGAACCGAGTTCGCAACGTCGTTGTACGAGTAGATCTGTTTGCCATTCTTGTAAATGTAGTAGTAAGTACTATTACATCTTACCTCGATCTGATCGCCAACCTTGAAGCCTGCTGCGTGGTTAACACTCAAAAAGGTGGAACCCCCAACACGCGAGAGCTGAAGGTCTCCGTTCTCGTTGACAATACACCTCACACCCGAGGACAGGGTGGCCGAGGCCCTCACGTACGCGCCCGAGTAAGCGTTCTGTCCATGAATCCTAGAGATAATGAACGAACACTTCTGCGAGTCTGAGTTGGTGTTGCGAACCGTCACCGCAGTAGCACCAAAGGTCCCGCCCGAGTCCGGCACACCCGCACCACCCTGTCGCTGCAAGATGTTGTTCACGTTCTGCCAATCGGCAGGATTCAGGGGCTGACCGTTCGCTGCATCAAAGTCTGTCGACCAAGACATACCGTCACCGCCGGTATCTTCCTGGTTGTTCATCGCGGCGAGAATTTGCTTTGCCTCAAGCGCAGCCTTCTCGGCCGCCTGGGTTGTGCGGTTGAGATCAAAGATGGTAAAGAATGCGTTGAGAATATCTCCCGCACCCTCGCCAATATCCTCGACCGTAGCGGTCACAGCGTCGTTGATATTCTTAGCAAGGTTCCCAATAGAGTCGTCGAGACCGGTGTCGTTCTCATCGAGGTCGGTCAGCTTCTGCGCGAGTCCGCCGACGAAGGTCTGTGGTATTGTTGTGCCTGCCTTGCGAAGCACGAGGTCATCCCACCACACCTCGCCGGCAGTAACGACAGCTTCAATGGTGACGCGTACTCGAACGAAGGTGATGCTCGCCGGTACCACCCAGTTGACGAGGCCAAGGGTAGTCTGCCCGCTCGCGGCCGGCGAGTCTACCTTGGCAATCTCCGCCGGGGACTGGGCGGCACCATCGACATAGGGTATCACCAAGAGCCGAAACGCTGACCCCGTGGCTGCAACACCAGACCATCGAACCCAGCCCCCAATCTGAAGTGTCTGCCCTGCGCCCACTGCGATCGCCTCAGACGAGAGTATCTTGAGGGTGCCGTCAGCTACAGCCTTCGCTGAACCCGGTGCAGTGTTTCCAGTCGTGGCATCGTAAGTCCAAATGCCGTCGCCACTGATTGTATCAGCCGAGCTGAATCCACCAAAGCTCGACAGCAGGTTGGGTCCGGGCTCGTTTGAGATAGAACCAACAGGCAACTGTGGCACACGACTCGGGTTGATAATGCCGCCCGCAAGCCTGCGTAGTCGAGCAATGACGCCCTGAATGTTGTTCAGGTTTTCATCTTCGCCCTCGTACGAGCCATCGACAGCCTGCTCGAGTCCACCCAGGTCGGCCTCGCCGCCTATGCTCTCGAAGAAGTCTCCGATCGTTACGCCGAGCTGACCGTCATCCTCTTCTTTCCAATCCGGCCCGACGACCTGCTTGAGTAGCTCGTCGATCTGGCCCTCGGCAAACTCTAGTCGGCGGTCGGTGTCGCTCTGGCCGATGACATCTTCTATGTATCGGTCGTGCGTTGTACCGTTGACTCGAACCCACTGCCCATTGTTAGCCGGGGCTGTAGAGGTGTATGGAACGGGCACCACGTTTGTCTCGCCAATGAACTTGACCATGACTTTCTTTTCATCATGGTCAATACTCACAACCTCAGCGAGGCGTGGTGCAGGACGGAGTCGCTCCACTTCCTTCCTGGCAATCTCGCGCAGTACACTATGAACCTTGACGCTGTTACCCCAGTCGCCAAACCCTGTAGCCACTACCCCTCCACCTTTTCCGTTCTCTTACCTGCACCTGACATGGGATTCAGGTCAAGCGGGAACGTCAGACTTGTCATCAAGTAACGGTCTGGTCCCCAGTAACGATCATCAGAATTTTTCATCTCGACTATGTCGCCGACCTCAATCCACGGAAGAAGGGTCGACTCAAAAGAGAGCTCGAACTCCTCCAGCGCCGACACGGCGAGGAGTGCATTGGCGTACTCTTGAGCTTTCGCGATGCTGGTAACCAGGCTCGATGTGATTATGGAGACCCGGTCGCCAATCTCTTGCACACTGGTTGGCGAAGTCGCTGCAGTATTAATTGCCTCTGCGTAGACAGGTGGAGTCGATGAATCAGAAGATTCGCCAACAACAACAATGTGATTGAAAAGATTTGCGTCGGAGGTCTTCCCACCACGAGATATGAGATTACCTCCCACACCAACGCTAAGCTCAAGAGTGGCCGGAGTGGTGAGTGGATCACGGAACTCACGCATAACAAGATAGCCTTCATTATCGAAGAATACCTCGTAGCTGTTTGAGTTTGATACATCACGAATCACATCCCAGCGAGCAGTGTCTCGCTCCCAAGTCATATCCTTATCTAGGACTTTGCCGGTGATCGGCAGCTTGAACTTGGAAATCCCTGCGTTCGTTGCGACGGTCTTGACGACGCTCTCAATAGGCGTGTTCTTGGTGAACGTAGTCGAGGCTACAAACTTCGACTGCTGGCACAGCTTGGTGAGATCGCGTCCTGAGATCGAGACCGTTGCATAGGAACCTCCGAGTGAGATAGAGTCGGCCATGAACTCGCCGAGCTGAATCTCCCAGTAATCGAGCGCCTCGTATGACGAGGCCCACGACACGATGCGTGAAACATAGCGGCCGAAGCTCTCGTAGTCTCCAGCCAGGGTGGGTGCGGTGAAGTCCGACGCGACAGTGTGGACCCAGCGTTGCCCCGCTGAGCCAATCCTTGACACAGCTCCAACGGAGTCTCCGTTGACGCTATCACTCAGTGTTGCGACGGTCTGCGCCCCTGCGGCCGGTGACAGAATCTTACGGTACGAATCCTCGGGATCAATCTTCTTCACGAAAACGTCATCCCATTGAATGATCTCGCCCGCCGGAACGTTGTTCCCCACCTGAACATAAGGGTTCAGGACTGTGCGTGTCACACTCATCGACACAGTACCCGACAACTTGTACCACTGATTCTGAACCATAGCGCTCAGGTTCATGCCGATAGCAGAGTAGTTAGGGTTCGCACCGCCAGGCTCTGTCGTCCTGCGGACAAGCGCAATGCCGCCGGTGACCCCAGGTGTCGTCTTTCTTACCCACGCCTCAAAGTAAAATGTGTCACTCGAGAGTCCGTTGTAGGTGAACAGTGCCGGGCTCGAGACGTAAGCCCCCGCTGAGGGAGTGTTATACACCTTTGTGGTATTCCCGAAAGGACCATCGGGAATCTGCACAATAGTTGCGCCAGCCCCGCCTGCCCCTGGGAATCCAAGGTTGAAATCCTCGAACCCCTTACCACCCCATGTGACCAGGTTCTCTGAATCGTCACTCGAACTCCAACCGTCCCACCCCACGGATAGGTCGGATGCCCCGTTGATTGGAGCATAGGCAAGCTGTTGGCCAGCGAGGACCGTTGCCGCGCCCGCACTACCTATCATAGACGGCATCGACGCGGATGTCTGGTCATTAGCAAAGGTAACAATTCCTTTACCCTTGCTGTAACACTGATTAAGTAGGGAAAGTTTCTGCAGGCTCGTCGAAGAGATGGCGACGATCACGTCGTAATCTTGAACGTGCGCATAGTCAGTGGCCGAAGGCAGGAAGTGAACCTCGCTGATCCCATGCGCTGACAGGTGCTGCTTCAATGCCGCCGCCTGGCCGGGTGCGAGGTACTCCTCCACGATCACCGCCCGAACTCCACGGTCATCCTGGTCGAGCTCTATGCCGTAGAACAGCTTGAATCGCTTGTCGTACCACAGCCCACCGTGCTGCGGATCGAGGTCGCCATAGGAGTTGTCGAGCTCACAATCCAGTGCGCGGCGCTCGTCACGGTTGTAGTCGAGACTCACTGTACCGTTGATAAGTATGTCATCCCAGAGCTCCTGCTTCCAGGGTGTCGTACCATCCTCTTCATAGATCTCGATACGTCGAATGACCTGAACTGTAGGCGCAACAAATGCCCGCTGAATATCTTCCCGAGGTGGCTGCGGCATCACTTCACCTCGATGTAAGGAATCTCGATGTCAACGAACTCTGAGGTGCCAACACCTGCAATGCGGCCGACCGAGACATCGTCAATCACAATCTTAGTGAAGTTGCCGAATGGGTCGCGAAGGTAGCAGTACTTCATCTCCAGCTGCATACGCTCGATTCGCTCACGAGCCTGGCGCACGGTCACCGGCGAGCCACCCTTGATCTGGCCCGACAGCGTACCCTCGATGCCGATGGGCTTGCCGAAGTTGAATCGCTCGCCACCACCGATGATGGTGTGCCGACTCTTCTCGATCTTACGAACGTACTTGTCGTCAGTGATGTGGTACAGTTTGGTATTGAGCGACTCGTTATCCGGCGCGATCAACCAGTAATGACTCGACTGAATCTGAAGTATCTCACCGTACTCATCCGGCAGGGATTCGACGAGCGCGCCATACAGCATGACCACCTGCGTGATCGAGTACTGGTAGCGGTAGTGGCCCGAGCTGCTCCAATCGTGGAACTCCCACACCTCGGGGTCGGTGACCGTTCCGATCTGTTCCCAGTCCGAGCCGGGGATGTCGACGTTTCGCCTGTACAAACGGAACTCAACGAACTGCGGAGCAACCTCAGTAGCTGGCCACAGTATGTTGACGTAGCCATCCTCTTCGTAGTTGCTGATGTACGCCGAGCAGTAGATCATCGGAGGCCGGACGTAGTCCGTACTGAAGTTCCGTAGCAGGGTGGTGTACAAGTCCTGCGTATCGGTGATCGTCAGTGCCAGCTGGTATGCCGAGACGTTCTTGAGTACGACCGAAGGCGCATTCCAGAAGTTGTTCGTCGACAGCTGATGAGTGGTTGTCTTCCACTCGACAACACCAGTGTCACGCCGAATGAACGCGATGTGGTAAGACTTCTGCGACTGCCCCGGAGCGTAGACCGCCGACCAGGTTAGGTTCGGCTGGCCGGTGATTACGACTTCGTCGGCGGCTGGGTACGGCAGCGTGATGACTGGCGCGGTCGAGTGACGGAAGGTGCCGGTCCACACCGGGCTGGCAACACCATCTCGATCCCACAGCTGGATAGACAGGTTGAGCGTCTGCTCTTTCCAGTTGTCGGGGATGACCACCTTCACGTTATTGAAAGGGCTTTCAACCTTGCCGGTGTCGTGAATGACTGTGGTGTTCGAGGGGTCGCGAACGATCACACGGTAGGCGCTCTGCGTATCACCTTTCCATGCGTCGCCGAACTGCCACCGCACAGGGAACGCGTCGTCATCGAAGCCTGCGCCACCGCTGGGCCAGGGCTCGTTCACAACCGGAGGGTGCGAGACGGTGAAGTCGATGACCGTAGACCAGGCTCCCGACTGATTCCACACGTCAACACACCTGGCACGCGCGTACCAAGTGCCCTGCTTCAGGTACTGATCCGGGTCGTCGGTCGATACCTTGTCGCCGTTCTGTCCCGGCTGTACCTCGGGATCAGGGTCGGAGAAGTATCCGATGACGCCTGCGTTGTAGCGCCCAACCTTGTTGTTCTTCCACGACACGATCGTGCCGGTGAAGTCGGACGCCTGACAGAACTGCCACTCGATGCCAACGTAGCGCTCACCCGGCGGCGTGCTCGGAATGTTCGCCTCGCGATAGCCGTACGGAGTATTGCGAACAGCGTCGTCAGCAGGGTTGGTCATCTGCGGAGCAGGCAGCGCAGCGTGAGTGATGGTGAACGAAGTCGTTGCACCCCACGCCGACTCTACTCCACGGTAGTCCTTGCCCTTGACTCGTATGTACCACTTGCCGGGACCGAGGTTTGTGTACGAGTCCCTGCCTACGATCGAGTCGTAGTTGCTCGTCTGGCCTGCGGTCTGCACCAAGCCGCCAACGAAGGTGTCCACAGTGTCGTCATCGAAACTCGACGAACGACTGACCTGGAACACGCAAGCGACAGGCTGCTCTTCCTGGGTGACTGTGACGTTACCCTTGAAGTCCACCGAGCTGGTCGCAATGGTCGCGTTGTTCGCTGGGTAGTTGATCGTCGGCACTGCGACATCATCGTTCAGGACGAGAACGATGTACGCCTCGGTGGCGATGCACCACAGCTTCTTCTTGTTCGGCCCGAACTCGCCGGTGGCTGCGCCGACATCGGTGGTCATCTTGTTGATGTCGGACGCCGCCCAGGGCTTGAAGGCCGAGTTGTAGATCGCCGGACCCTCGACGGCACGAGCTGTGGTACTGTACCCGTCCTGCTTGTAGCCTCGCGAGTTGGCCAGCCGCTGGTTGGAGATGCGCAGGAACCCCATGACCCAGCCGTTGTGCAGTGCGATCAGCGACCCACCCTGCTCGTGCCGGTGACCTTCGCGCACTGCGATGATCTCCCGGCCCGGCGGGATGACAGTCGGATCGAAGGTCGGGTACAGCAGGATGCTGCCCGAGTCCTCGTAATACTGCTTCCGAGTGTCATTGTTGTTGTCGCCGAGTACGTTGCCAGAACCGTTCGTCTCGACCGTGCCGTAGTCTACAGCCTGGTTCGGCCGATGGATGATGCGACTCATGAGCCCGCCGCCAACAGCTTGAGCTGCTCGACGAAGTCGTTTGCATCACTGCCATCGCTGACGTTCGGCATGACCAAGTCTCCGTACATGTTCAATGTGATACTTTCGTTGCCACTCGTAGTTGACATTGCATCAGTCGGGTACCGCTGACCCTGGCCCATCGCGACCGCTCCACCAGCCTGCTGCTCGGTAACCGCAGCTTCGGCAGCTGCCATGTCCGCATAGGCGAACACTGAATCCGGCATGAACTGGGTGAGGAACCTAACGATAGCACGGATCAACGCGGGCACAATGTCCATGATGGCAGCTAGGATCAAGGGTAGCAAGGTTGCCACTTCCTTCAGTACTAGCATCACGGCAACAGCGTAACCCGCTGGGTTGTTCGACGCGATAGCTGCCAGCGCTGCACTCCAGGCCGGTCCATCTTCCTTTACCAGGCGTTCGACTGCGGTGCCGATGATTGCAGTGTGACGCAGCATTACCGGGCCGACATCGCGCAGGACATTGTAGCCGCCCTTTGCAAAGTTGGTCAGGTTGTTCTGCGCCAGACGCATCTTGCGCTGCTGCTCGGTTTCGCCTGCGACCGGGTTGTCTGCCAGCCAGTCCCGTTCTGCATACGGGAGCGTGTCGAAGAAGTCCGCCAGTGCGTTCAGGGTGGGTGCCCACTGCTCGAACGTGGGCTGCTCGACCGTGATGGTCTGCTCACCCTTCTCGTTCGTGCCGACGGTTGAGGTGTTGCCAGTCGTAGCGGTGCCATTGGTCACGTTGACCGTAACCTTGACCGACTGCTGTGCACTGTTCGAGAACGCCGTGAGCACCTTAGACAGCGATGCGATCTGCTGATCGTACTTGCCCAGGCTCTTACTCAGTAGGACCGTGCTGGAGCTCTGCTTGTCGGCAGCATCTGCAACCTTCTCCGACGCCGCCGTAGCTGCATCGGTAGAGTCTACCATCGCTGGCGTCCAGGCCGCGGACCAGACATCCATGCCCTTCATAATTGCTGCGGTGGTCGCATCGTCAGTGTTGCCCGTCGCGATGTTGGCAGCCTCGACCGCGCCCTGGATGGTGTCCTCGTCAAGCGGTGGCTTGGTGGCGATGTCGAACATCGCGCTCCACTGAGCCGCCGTGAGGATAGCCTCAGGTCCGCCAGTCTGGTTGTTGGCCAGCGTGAGCCCGGGCGGAAGAACTCCACCATTGTCGTACCAGTTGCCACCATAAGGATTCGGCTGCGGGTTCTGCCAGAATGCCCACGCTGCAGACGGCGAGCCGTAGCGGTTCTTAATGTAGCGTCCGCCGTAGATTGCCTGCTGGTAGGGGTCGCTGGTCTTGGAACCGCCGACGCTTGCCCAGGTAGAATCGAGGAACTGGAACAGACCGTACGCGGTAGAACTCGGGTTCTGCGCGTTCGGGTTCCACGAAGACTCGTGGCCGATCAGCTGGTTGAGTGCTTCCCATTCAGCGCCCTGGTCCCAGCCATAAGTCTTCATCGCCTCCTTGACCTTAGTCACAACGGAGGCGTCAGGCGCTCCCGCCCAGGCGGACGCAGCCGACCCGCTGGAGATGCTCATCTTCTCCGCGAGCGGGAGGAGCTTCTTCAGCGCCATCTTCTCGGCTACATCGGCGCTGATCTTCGGCCACTGGCCGATGCCGCCGGGGATAGCCGGGAGGTTCTTGCGAACCTCGTCCATGTCCGCCTTAAAGGACTCCTGGACTATCTTCTTGTAGTCGATAGGAGCGCCACCACTCGAACCACCGATACCACCAGTCGTGATACCGGGAACGCCGTTGTTGTTGAACAAGGCGTGCACGTGATCCATGTGGTTCTGCGTCGGGTCGCCTCGGTCGCCCATGAGGTTACCGCCACCACCGGCTGGCTTGTAGAACTGCTTCCAGATGGTGTAGTTCAGCGCCAGCGGAACCATGTTCCTGTGGAGCCAGTCGTTGACCTCGTCGCCAACCGGGTTGCCGACTCCGACCATGACGTCGAGCGCAAGGCCCGACGGATGGTCTGGATACGGGTCACTCGGGCGGTAGCCGCCGATCTCGCCGATCATCGGCCAGTACTTGTGGATGTTGCGTCGAGCCAGAATAGCCGCAGGCTTCAGATTCGACTCACCGGGCCACGGCGGAGCCTTCGGGTCGACCGGACCGCCGCGAGCGAATGCTGGCATACTTTGATCCACACCCTGCATCCGCTTACGTCCGGCCCACACCTGACGCTGCGCCATGATGGCCTGGTGTCCGCCCGCGCCTCGAACCTCGGCGGCGGTAATGACGTGCTCACCGCGCGACAGCTTCGCGTAAATGCTGTCCGAGGTCTCGGTGCCGGGTCCGTGGACGGGACCACCTGTTGCGTATGCGACGGTGAACGCCGGGAGTTCTGCGACACCAAGGAAGCTGTTGAACTTGTTCCACGCTCCGCGCAGGCCGTTGTTGTAGACCTCGTTAATGACGATACCGGCGGGGCGCTTTGTCTTGGGTTCGATGTCAGCCCAAGTCGTACCGACGTTATCGACGGTCGTCTTAGTTGCACCCTCCAGGGTGGTGTACATCTTTGCCATGTCTTCAAAGATCGGCGCGATGCCGCCGTCGAAGATGTCGCGCATACCCTGCGCCATGCGTTCCCACTCGGACAGAGTGTGATCGACGCCGAGGCTGGTCTCGGACTTCCATGCGTTCCAAGCTTCAGCCCACGCCGCAGTGAATGCAAGTCCGAACTGAGTAACGTGGCTGATCAGTAGCGCGAGCTGCGCCTGAACAGCTGCCACCATCGCGGTCACGATTCCGACGACAGTCGCCTGCATTGCGGCAAACGAGGTACCGCTTCCGATCGTAACCTGATCGAGGGACGACAAAATGCCCGTCACCATTGCAGCGAACATAAGAGTCACTGCGGCAGTGAAGGCTGCCATCTTCGTCTGCATAGATGCATCGAAAGCGTCGAACGCTGCTTCGGCTGCGTCGAGCATCGGTTGGATGTCGGCGGTCGGTTCCGCCGCCGTATCGACCGCCACCGGCCCGGATGCTGCAACGGCGTCCCCTAGTGCGGACACGGAGCCACCCACCGATGAAGTGTCAGCAACGGCCGAGATAGCCATGCCTCCGACTTCGCCCTTGTCGGCTGCGGCAGCCATTGCGATCGAGGCTTGCTCGACCTGGCCCTCCATGCTACCAATGCCCTTGACGAGACCTTCGCCGATGTTCACGCCGTAGCCAGCGAAGACCTTCGAAGGCGATGCGATGCCGAGCGCCTTCTTGAACGGCGTCTTGATCCAGCCTGGAATCTTGTCGAGGAACCAGTCGCCGAGCTTCTTGAGCAGACCCGCGGTGCCATTCATCAGGCCCTGGATCATGTCCTTGCCGTAGTCGTACAGCACCTTGGCGCCGTCACCCAGCTTGCCGAGCAGCATTCCGGGAATGCCGCCGATCCACTTCAGGAATCCAGCGACGATACCTGGCATCTCGTTGACCAGGAAGTCCCAGCCCTTCTTCATCCACTCCCAGATGAAGGAACCCCACTTGCCAAACCCTCGGATGACTCGACCGGGGAACTCCTTGGCGAAGTCAAGCACTGCGCCGATGGCATTCGGCAGGTTCTGAGCTAGCCAGATGAACCCATTCTTCGCCCACTCGAACAGCTTCGAGCCGAGTCCAAGGAGTGCTCCGATCAGCTTCCCTGGCAGGCCAGCGAAGAAGCTGATTACGTTGCCGATCACACCAGGCAAGTTCTGTGCGAGCCAGATGAATGCGTTCTTAGCCCACTCGAACAGCTTTGCGCCGAACCCGAGCAGTGCTCCAATGATCTTGAACGGGAGCGTTGCGAAGAAGGTGATGATGTCCCAGACGATGCCTGGGAGCTGGGGCACCAGCCAGGCGATGGCCTGACCGAGCCAGCCGAGGAGCTTCGCGCCGAACCCAACGAGTGCGCCGATGATCTTGAACGGCAAGGTCGCGAAGAACTTGACGATATTCCAGATGAACCCCGGAAGCTTCGGCAGAAGCCACGCCATTGCAGACGTGAACGCTCCGAACAGGAACCCGCCGAGCTTGAGCAGCGCCTGGCCAATCATGATCGGCATCTTCAGGAAGAAGCCAATGAGCGAGGTGATGAGACCCCACACCATGCCGGGCAGCTTGCCGGGCAGCTCCTTGAACCAGTCAATGATCGAGTTGATCGTATCGGGCACGATCGAGTGTCCGACGAGGACATCCCACAAGGTCTTAAAGAAGTCGATGATACCCTTGACGAGACCCCAGACTACATTCCAGATCAGCTTGACAGAGTTCTTGATCGTACTCCAGATGGCAACAAAGATTCCCTTGACGATGTCGACGATGCCGCCGAACATGTCTCCGAACCCGCCGAAGATCTTTTTGAGAGCTTCACCAATTCCGCCGAACCCTGACAAGTCAAACTTGAGGGAGAACAGTCCCTTGATGAAGGTGAATATACCCTTGAGTATATTCACCACAACCATAACCACGCCCTGGATGACCTTCATGAGTCCCATGAAGACCTTCATTATTCCAGTGATTACGGTGATAACCGCGCCAATGATGTCGCCAAGCCAGCTGAATACCGGACCGATAGCCCCGTTGATAACTTCCCAGACAACCTCAAGTGCACCAACGAACAGTGCGATCACCGGCATGAGATGAGTGAACGCAGTCTGTAAGAACGGCATAACAGTCTTGCCGAGCTCAGACAGTGGGCCACTGATCTTGTCCATGACGGTCTTGAATCCGTCACCGAGGCCCTGCATGGTAGACTGCAGATCAGGCCCGAACAGCTTACCTATGATCTGGCCGACCTTCTGAATCCAGCCCCAGATGTTACGAAGAGACTCGACACCCTTTGATATGGTATCACCAAAGCGCTTGACGTTCTCGTTCTTGTCGGACGAGAATGCAGAACCGATACCATTGCCGACGTTCTTGAAGATGTCGCCGAACCCAGGCATCATACCCTTGAACCAGTTGACGGTTCGGTTCCAAGCGTTCTTCAATCCCGAGAACGGGTTGAGCCCACCGAGCTGCTTCTCGAGGTCGTCGGTCAGCCCCTTGGTGAACTCGTCGATCTGTGAAGACTGATCCAGGCCAGCACCCTCGCGACCGATCGTGTCGGTGCCACCGAAGGTCTCGAAGTCTCCCGCCGCGCCGTCGATGAAGTTCTGAGCGCCAGGGGTGAGCTCGTCTCCGCTACCAGCGCCGCCGCCCTTCTTCTTCTTGAGCTTCTTGCTTGCCTCTTCCGCGGCACGCGCAGCTTCTTCCTGGCGTCGCACAACCTCTTCGGATGCCGACGAGAATGATTCGAGAGCTTCCTCGCCGCTGCGAACGGCCTGCTCTACCTCTTCGTACTTAGCACGAACGGTCTCGAGTCGCTTAGCCTCGGAGTCGTAGGTCTGCTGCAGTGCGTCGCGCTGGGCCTGGGTGGCGTCGATGCGAGCCTGCTGCCCCGCCATGACCATGTCGAGCTGGTCATACGAGTACTGCAATGCATTGATCGAGGTGCGCGAAGAGTCCATGCCAGACATGATCTGACCGTACGGCATCTCTTCAACATTGCTGCTGAACTGCTCAATCTTCCGATTGAGTGAATCGAACTTCAAGGACTTCTCGAGGTCCATGATGTCCGCTTGCTTCTGCAGAGCCTGAAGCGATGTGTTGAGTGCAGCTATCTTGCCGGCTGGACTGTCGGTACCGCCGGTCATCAGTCCCGACTGCTGACTCTTCAGGTCGGCAATCATCTTGTCGTACGTGCCGAGCACGTCCGACCCTGCGCCAGCCTTGCGAAGTTCAGTCTGCTTGGCGGTCAGCGATTCGATCTCGCCCTGCAGCTTTGAATACGAGTCGGTGACACTGTCAACAGTGCCAGCCTCTTCCTCCATCTTCGCGATCTGCAGCTGCAGCCGCTTCTGTGCCATCTCGTTATCGAAGATGGCATCTTCAGCAGCGCGCGTACCCTTGATCTGCGCGTTGGAGTAGCGGTCGAACCGAGCCTTCGCTCCATCCAGGGCGCGGTTCACGTCCGACTGGATAGCCTTGGTGACCTCGAGAGCAGAGTTCATCTGCTCGATAGCGGCGTCGTACGCCTCGACGCCAGCCTTGATGTTCTTCAGCTGCGCCTCGTGAGCTTCCATGGACTTGTTGAGCTGGTCCATGTAACTCTTCGCTGCCTTGACATCAGCGTTGAGTGCGTCGTACGCAGGCAGTGAACTGGCCGCGCCCGCCTTGGTTGCAGTCTGACGGAACTCGTCGTCCTTCGCCTTGTCGTTCTGCGCAGTCATGGGCGCGGAAAGACTCTGCAACTTGTTGATCGACTTGTGCAGCTGCCCGACATGCTTCTGTGCGTTGCGAGACGCGTTGGCAAACTGAGCGTTGACGACAGCCATGCCGTTCGTGACATTCTCCACCAGCGAAGGCGAGTGACGCGCGAACGGGTTGAGGTAGCTGAAGAGTTCGTACACCTTCATAGCGGCTGCGCGAACGATCGCAACCACCTTGAGCAGTGCACCCTTGACACCCTCAGGCAGGGAGTTGAACGCACCAACAACAGCGTTGCGCGCCCGAACAAAGATGTTTGTCAGCGGCGACAGGGCTGCCGAAGTTTCCTTCGGAATGTTCCTGAAGTAATTGACGACGTTGTTCCACGCCTGAGCAATCTGCTCACGGAACATGACGATAAGTCCGATGACAATTGCAATCGCAATAGCCCAGGGCGAAGAGAATAGCGCGACGATCGCCTTGCCACCCGCTGCAAGTATTGCAAGCAGACCCTTGTTACCTGCCGCGAAGATCGCGAACATGCGCTTCCAGTAAGCGCCGGACAGCAGGATCGAGGCTGCGGCCCAGGTCTTCTGAAGCAGGAGGCTAGCGGTGGCCCACCCGACAGTTATCGCAAGCCATGCCGCCGCCCAGGCGCGCTGGCGGGCGAGCATGATAGCCTGCCCGACTGCAGTGACCATCGCTGCGGCTGCGCCCCAGGCTGCATGTACTGCAACACTGGCGGTAGCCCACGCACGCTGAATGAGTAGTGATGCTCCAGCCCACACTTTCTGTGCGGTGAGCATCACCATGAACATGACCTTCTGGGTCGTGGTCATTGCGACGCCAGATACAGTCTGGACTGCGACCATTGCGACCCAGGCTGCAGTCCATGATGCACGCAGTCCCGCCATGCCGACTACGACTGTGGCCTGCATTCCCATGAGGGCGAACGAAACGATCCGCGTCATGAGTACGGCTGCGGCTGGGATCAGGGCAAACGCACGCGCAGTCAGTGCAAGTGCAGCGCGCAGCTTCGCGAGACCCATTATCGGTTTCAGCAGCAATGCGCCGAACTTGCCGAAGATAGTGATTGGGAACAGCATCGCCCGAGCGAGCATCAAGAACACTGGAGTGAGCTGACCGAGTGCCAGCTTAAAGATTCCCAGGAAGATGATGATGGGACCGACTGTCGCAAGGAACAGTCCGAGTCCAATAAGGGTGGTTCGCACGCCGGTCGGCAGATTAGCAAAGGCATCAAACGCCTTGCCGATCCACTGGGTTATCTGAATGACAACCGGAATCAGAGGAACCATAGTCTTCATGAGACTATTCTGAATGATGACGCCAGCCTGCTTGAGCATCTGAGGCTGCGACTCGAGGACGGTGTTGAGCTCGTCCTCGGCGATCTTCACCACGTCGGCTTCGTTGGCGAGCTTCTCCAAAGCCTTGTGGTAGTAGCCGGCCTTGTTTGCGATCGAGGAGAACAGAACCTCGAGCTTGTTAACCTGGTAGCGCGAACCGAGAGACGCAGCAACCTGCGCCTTCTGTGCGCCGGTCAATGTGCCGAATCGCTTAGCCAGTTCCTCGAGACGCTGGCCAGCGTTCATGCTCTGCCATGCGGCCTTTTCGGTCTGTATCTGCATCAGCTCCATGATCTGAGAAGCCTCACGAGTAGGCGTCAGAGTACGGCTGATGATTGTCTTGAGTGCGTTACCTGCTTCGGCCGCACTGCCTGCGGCGGGAACGAGTGCAGCAACGGCGGCAGCAAGGTGGGCCGTATCAAAGCCGGCACTTCGAGCGACACCCGATGCGCGAGAGAACGCAACGACGAGGTCATTCATTGTGGTGCCGGTCTCGTTCTCCACTGCGTTGAGCTGTCGGAGAATCGAGGTAAGGCTGAGCTGATCGTTGGCTAGACCAGAGGTGCCGAGAGAGAGTTTGTTCTGCTGATCCAGGTTGGTCTCGGTGACAGCGCCCCACTGTGCCTGAATTGCGATGAGAGCCTTGGTGGCTTCCTCGGCATCCATCTCACCAAGGACCATCGTCTTCATTGTCAGGTCAGTCTGGGTTGCCAGCGCCTTGCCCGATGCGCCAGCCGCAGCCCACTCGGCAGCGACGTTGGCAACCTCGTCGGCCTGCACTCCGTACTTGTTCGAGAGTGCAATGAACGCCTTCTCGAGAGCCTCGGTCTCATTCTTGACGAGGTTGATCCCCTTGGCTTCCGCCTCGCGGATGAGCGCCTGGTCGGCGTACACCTTCTCGAGCCGGGTCATGGACTTCTCCATGTCCAGCCCGAACTTGACGCCAATGCCCGTAGCGAGCAGCATCGGTGCCGTGAAGTTCTGCGACAGCTGGCGACCGATCCACTGCATACGAGAACCGGAGGCCGTCATGCTCGCCGACCAGGAGCGGTTGGATGCGGTAGCCGCAGAGTTCGCTGCGATCTCGCGCTGCTTGGCGGCGGTGATCTGGATAGCAGCCTTCTCGGCTGCGGCGGCGGCGCGCGCCTCGGCGGCAGCGATCTTCGAAGCCTCGGCGGCGGCAACGGCTGCTGCATTCATTCGCGAGGCGTTGGCCTGTGCGTCAGCGACAACCTTCTGCTGCGCGCCGATGCGGGCGGATGCAGCGGCCTGCGCGTTCGCAACCGACTCGCGGCCAGCGGTCATAGCCGCCGTGTTTGCCACGGCGGCGTCTGATGCAATCTTACGTGCGTTCTCGGCTGCGGCTACTGCGGCACTCTTGATGCGCGCGGTGTCGGCGACAGACATTGCCGCAGCTTCCTTGATCGCGTTTGCCTGCGCGTTAACTGCAGCCTGCGCGTCCGATGCCGCCTTACGTGCGTTCGCAGCCTGCGCCTTCATGGCGCGATCCATGTCGGCGAGCGAAGCCTCGCGAGCTGCCCTCATCTCGCGGTTGGCGGCAACCTCGGCAGCGATGGCAGCGCCGTTGTCCGAGTTGATCTTCGCTGCGTTGGCAGACGCGGTCTGCGCTGCGGCGCGAAGGCGGGCGGTGACTACTCGATTCTGATTGCCGGTCTCGGCATTCGCCAGCACCTGTGCCTGCAGTGCAGCCCGTGCATCGGCAGCGATCTTGCGTGCCGATGCAGCCTCTTCGCGGGCGACTGCACGGAGTGTAGCGATGGTGAGCGACTCGCGTGCGGCAGCCTGCTGCGCAGCGGACTTGGCTGCAGACATCGCGGCGCGGTTGTCGGCGGCGATCTGACGAGCCGAGGCCGCTTCCATCTGCGCGAGCTGACGCATTTGAACCAGCGTGAGCTGCGCCATAGCAGCCTGCTGCTTCATGGCGGAGAGCTCCATTGCCGCCGACATCTTCGCTGCCGCTGCCGCCTGCTTGGCGGCGGACGCTTCGGCGGCACCGGCCGCCTTTGTTTGAGAGAGAGATATGGCGGCTGCCGATCTGGCCGCGGCTACAGACGCCGCTTGTTCAGATTTGATCTGGCGAAGATTCGCCTGTTCAATTGCCAGAGATGCCTTGGCAGCCGCCGAAGCCTTGCGTGCCTCGGCCGCGTCGATCTGCTTTGCAGCAGCGTTCGCGGCGGTAGCCTGGGCAGCGTTCGCACCTTGTGCGGTAGACTGCAGACCCCGAAGCGCAGCCTGTGCGCGAGCCAGAACTGCCTGAGCCTGGCGGGCCTGTGCGGTGACGAGGATATTCGCCGCAGTCGTGTTCAACGCTTACTCCAGACTTCGAGGTCCAATAGTATGGGCCTCGTGTGCCCGTTGAGTGCTGATCATAATACACAACGAGGGCGGTGCCCGCAAGCACCGCCCTCGTTGTTACTTCTTGCGACGGCCCGTTGGTCGAGACCCGCCCCTTGGGTTGGGTCGTTTCGACTTGGATTCCTGTTCGCGTTTCTTTTGTTCTTGTCGCTCGTGCTCTGCCTTGACGCGGTTAATGACATCGAAGCATCTCAGCAGCATCACGCTCTGATCCTCAAGCCCACCTGGCGTGTAGGGTATCGACCACTTCATCGCCTCGAGTCTGCCGTAGATAAGCAGGGCGGGGTGAGGGTTGGCTATCCGATTTCCCTTGACGAAGTCGGCGGCCTGTTCTACAAGGAGAGCTTTTTTGCCTGCTCCTCTTCGGCCTTGGCGATGCGCTCATCGAGACGCTCGCGCTCCTCCTTGAGTGCATCGACATCGTCGTCGGCGGCGAGCCAGGCGTTGATGTCGACGATCTCGCGGTGGAGCTTGTCGATGAGGGCGGCGGGGAAGAACGTGAACAGGTTCTCCCAGAACTTGCCGGGTCGCTCCTTGTTGAAGGGCATGGGCTGCGGCTGCCCGCCCGAGTCCTTCTGTAGGAGGTACACATCGGTGACCGACAGGCGGATCAGTGACTGGCGCTGGATCGCCGGATCGACCGACAGGCGCGCGTCGCCGGTGGAGCGCTGGACGCGGATGTCCTTGTTGGTCAGCTTCTCGTAAGCCGACTTGCCACCCTCGCGGAGTTCCTGGAACTCGAAGTACTGGACGCCATCGGGCAGGTACCAGCGCTGCGGAAGGGGCGCGGCGAAGTAATCGACGAACTGCTTCTCCTCGATCTTCTCCCCGGCGGCGACGGCTGCCGCATTGGCGCGCTCCACCTCGGGGCGACCGTCGAAGTCGCTGGTGTCCTGCGTGGCGGTCGGGATTCCTGCGTGTGTCATGGTGACCCTTTCACTGGTCTTAGTTGACATCTGTACTGCGCTGACCCAGTAGGACTTGAACCTACAACCACCCGATTAACAGTCGGGCGCTCTGCCGAATTGAGCTATGGATCATGGACAGGCTCCCGCACCGAGAGGTTCGCCGGTCTCGATGCGGGAGCCTGGTTCCCCCAGGAGGTAACCGGGGTGCTTACGGGATGGCTGCGAGCCCGTTGGTCAGGGTCGCAGTCATCACCGGATCGGTGGCGACCGGGCGCAGGGCCTGGAAGGTGACATCCGACTCCAGGATGTCATCGCCCGAGGGCTCGAACCCGAAGGGCTCGAACACCGTCTTGCCGAACTCCAGGTTCAGCGAGTACGGGGTGGCCGGAGCCGATCCCTCGATCTCACCGTAGGTGTCGATCTGAATCTCGATCGGCTTCTTGGTGGTGAGACCGCCGGCCAGGGTGGCCGAGGACGAGCCGAGCAGGGCCTGCCGCATGAGGTCCTTGGTCTCGTGCCGCAGGGTGAGCGACCCGTTGACCTCGCGGCGCTTCGGGGTGAGGTCCTCCAGGTAGAAGGAGCCGAGACGGAAGTCGTCGTCCTCGAAGTTGTTGTTGATGTCGATGCTGAACGACTTCGGCTTGATGTTCGCGCCGTCGTAGAGCACCTGGATGTTCGTGCCGACCGTGATCGTGGTCTCGTCGAGCACGTCCGAGACGTCCACGTCCGGGGTGCCGAACAGGCCACGGCAGGCGATGAGACCTGCGGTGCCGGTGAGGTAGCCGTCGGCATCCGACTCGAGGTGCAGGGTGTTCACCACGACATCAGTGTACAGAATGCGCTCGAGGTCTGCACCGATGCGCTCGTACACCGTCAGGAACGGAAGCGTGGTTGCATCCGTCGGAGTGAAGGTATGCACGTTGGTGCCGGTGGCAGTGCCCGCTGCACTGACCGGGGCACCGAGGGCGGCCTTCAACAGGATGCCGATGGAGTTGAATCGGGTGTAGTACTCGATGTCGCCGCCGAACGAGATGGGTCCGAGCAGCGCGTCGGGCACGTCGCGACCGCCGCCGATCTCTGCGTCCGGGATCATGAGTTCCCGGTTCGGAGTCATCGAGCCGCCGGTGCGATACATCGCGAGGCCGGTGGTCCCGATATTGGTGGCAGCGACGCCACGAGAGGTCTGGGTCTTCAGCCCGAAGACGCCCTGCTGTGAACTGACGCCCATGACTTACGCCCCTTCCTGGTTGTCGTCGTCCCCGCCGAGGTTGACCTGCGGAGGAGTCGGCGTCTGAGGTGCCGACTGATCGGGGGTCTGGTCGGTGTTGGCCGGGACGCTCGCGGTGTCCGGTGGCTCGTTGGTGGGCGGCTCGTTGAAGTCCGGCAGCGGCTTGCCTTCGAGGATCGCCTGGGCCTGGAGTTCGTAGTTGATGTCCGCCTGGATCGCCTCGTACTCACGACGACGACGCTCCTCGGCAGCCTTCTGGTCCCGACCGGACTGCGTGTCAGCGTTCTGCTGCCGCAGCTCCTGGAGCTCGCGGCGCTTGGCGGCGAGCTCTTCGGGGGTTGGCGCTTCAGCCATTACAACTCCCTTACTAGTTACTGATCTGGGTTTCGAGCCGAAGCTCAAGCGTACTCAGGTACCGCCAGTTACCGTCGGTCTCCTGGTTGTGGAAGACTTGCTCGCCAACAGTGACGTTTGAAGTCTTTTCTTTCACGCCCGCCGGGTCAACCGTCTCGAGTTTCCCCAACGCTACACGAAGGACCGGGTTGCGCACAAGCATTTCCCTCATGCGCTTCGCGAAGTAGGAGTGCGTCTGCAGTCCTCGTGCCTCGTCGGGATCAACGATCAACGTCTGAATGTAGATCGTGTAAAGCTGGATCGAAGATTCAACCCTTCCGATCTCTCCTGCTGCCGGATTCCAACTGATTGGAACAATGCCAACAGTGTCATTGGGGTCCGTCACCAGAAGTCTGCGACGCTCGAACGTCAGCGTCGGGTCGATGTAGGCTCGAGTTCCATTCTCGAGAGCCTCGATCGCGTTGTACGGAAAGAAAGTATCGCCGGGACTCTCGATCACGGCACTGCTCCAATCCAGTTCTCCATTGCGACGAGGATGGTTAGCAAGTCCTCACCCTCGATTGCCACTACAGGACGAGGCGGCGTGTACGGAGTAGGCAAGCCCATCTGCGCAACCTTGAGCTTCTTGCCGATCGTCCGGTTGGACGGAGTGCCTGGCCACTCAAGCACTGCCGCATACTTGACGGCGGTGATCCTACCCTGCGCGCTCTCCACCCAGGCCCGCATGGTGCCGGTCCTGTCGTTGATCTTGATTGGCACCTGCCCAGCCTTCTCACGGCGGGCGATGGTCGAGGGCTGCAGTGGCTTCCACTTCCCCGACGCCGAATCGCCTTCACCTTCGAAGCGGTCATGTGCACGGTCCTGGAGGAGTGGGGCTGCGAATCCCTGCATGAATGCAGCAAGGGATGCGCCCTCTACCCTGTCCTGGTAAGCCTTGATTCTGAGAGTCGGACGGCTTACGTCAACGATCGTCTCGAGAACTATCTCGGCCACGGCGTACCCTTCTCGCGGGGCCGAAGGCCGGGCATGATTCCCTCTGGTGCGAAGTTGTCATAGAAGACATCGACCTGAGAGAATGCGTCTTCATTTAGAATCGTCGGACCCTGAATGACGGAGTCATTCGCTCCGATCTCTTCTACTCCTGCGAGATCAACCTTGCCGCTGATGACATCGTTCATCAGTCGCGTTGCATTCTGCAGCAAGTACTGACCGTAGCTGTTTGCGTTGTCTTGCGAACCGGGCGCCGAGATCGACAGCATCAGGCGCGCCGCCGCAATCATACTGGTTACGTTCTGCAACCAGAAGGCGGCGGCGCGCTGAGCTGGATCACTGGGCGAGACCTGAAATGGAGTGACGTACCGCACACCGAGATTCGAGTCCACCTCGTTGGAAGCGGTCTCGGCCAAGCTGTCCCAGGTAGCACCCTGAGGCAGCTTGATATTCTGCACGTGAGTCTGGATAGACGCTGTCGTGCAGTACACGGGGCGGTTTGCCGGCATTTCTGTATCAGGCCTTTGCGCTCGGAGCGGGCGGAGCAGGCGGCGCAGTCGGGCTCGACGGCGTGGACTGCTTCGGCTCTTCCTTCTTCTTTCCCTCGTCCGAGTCCTCGTCCTCCGACTTGTTGTCGAAGTACGTAGCTCCGAAGTTCGGATGCTCGGGCGGCGGAGTTGCCCCGAAGCGCTCGTAGTCCTCGCGCTCCTCGTCCGAGTAGACGATGGCGTCTACCTCGTTGGCGGGCTCTTCGGCGTTCGGCGAGTCGGGACGGCCGATCGGCTTGTTGTCGTCGGCTTCGGCCTTGACCGAAGCCTCGGTGTTCTCTGCCATGATTCTCCTTTGCGGATGCGAGACTACGCCGACCGAGTGCTAGGGAAGGCCACTCGGTCGGCGTAGAGTCTGTCAGCGCTCGCCGTACCCGATGGCCCGGCGGTTCTTGTCCTGCGTTGCCTTCACCGACTTGACCGGATCGGCGCTGGACTGTCCACCGGTCTGCGCGCCGTAGGGCAGGAGGCCTGCCCCGGTGCCCGCAGTGCCGGGGTTGACGCCACCTCGGGCGCCCTTCTTCTTCACGACGACGGTGCTCTTCGAGGCCATGTCGCTAACTCCTTTCGATCAGAGATCGGCGGGGAGGGTCACGTCCATTGTGTACGTGAGCTCCATGTGCGGGAACAGCGGGAACATCTTGATCCCGGTGCCCACGTTCTTGCCCCAGGGGTCCGTGGTGTCCTGCTCCCACATGTAGAACCCTGCGGACCCGTTGCCCATGCTGTGCGGGCTGGTCAGCATCTTGCCGAGGCCGATGTCCGAGGAGTCGTACTCGGCCATCGCGTTGTCGTCCGGCATGAAGATGACGCGCGTCTCGGGCAGGTACCGGTTGAAGGTCACCGGCCCCTGAGCAAAGTCTGGCTTGCTGCGGTAGCCCGAATCGTACTCGATGAACTTGATGCCGGTCTGCTGCTCGACGATGTCGATGGCAACCTGCGGACCCCAGCCGTTGATCAGGTAGGGGATGTCCGATTGACCGATGCCCGAGTTCGCTGCGGTTCCCAGTCCTGCACGGAGGATGAACTTGTCCGAGTTGATGAGGCTCAACAGGAACTTGTTCGAGCAGATCGCGCGAGTGATCAGGACGCCGTAGCGGTTGTAGATCAGTCGCTTGATCTTGTTGATGTCACCGATGGGATCGTGGGTGGTCGAGGCGTAGGTGCCCGAGGACGGGGCCTGCGCCTGCTGGTCGACCGGACGCTTCCAGTCGACGGAGAACTTGATGTTCCCGTCGTTGTAAGCGATGCCGCCGTTGGACAGCGACTGCATGATGAGCCACTCGGCTCGGTTGTCGAGGCGGCGGCGACGCTCTTCGGTGTCGCGCTGCATCCGCTGCGGCAGCTGGTTGATGTCACCCATCAGGGTGTTCGGCAGACCGTAGGGTCCGAACTGGTTGGCCTCAGCCAGGAGCTGCAGGTCCAGGAAACGCTGCACGTCGGCGGCGTCGTAGTGATCCTTGAGGCGCCAGTCGATGATCGACGCGCGGCCCTGGTTGGCCAGGCCGCTGTCCTTCTGGGCCAGTTCCGACTCGGCCGACTCGGCGATGGCGGGGGCCAGGCCGGTGGTCAGACCCTTGACATACGAGAAGATGTAGTCGTCGGTCGGCACGTCCTTGAAGGGGAAGAGGGTCAGGCCGAGGTGATCCTCGGGCTTGACAATCTCCTTGATGACGCCGAGCGCCACCTCCTTGCGGATGAGCTTGTCCAGCGGCTGCGCGCCGTAGGCGTTGGGCTGGGGCTTGTTGAACATGCCCAGTGATGCGGTCACTTGTTCGTCTCCTTACGAGAAGAGGATGTCGAGGTTCTTCTTGCTACGGAGCGCGTCGGCTACCGTGTTGGTCAGGGTGACCCGGTTCCCATCTGCATCGCGGATGGTGCACCAGTTCTGCACCAGGTGACCCCGATCCAGAACGCCCGCCTCGACATCGCGCTCGGAGAGCTCCCAGCCGAAGTAGTCCTTGCAGACGCCGACCAGGTTGGCGGTGGTCGAGCGTCCGTCGGTGAAGGGCGTCGTCGGGTCCAGCTGGAACGGAACGCACTTGCCCGCGTGCGGGCCGGAGGTCAGGTTGACGAGGACCTCGCCCTCCTGCAGCACGTAGTCGGGGTTGCCGTCCGCGTCCTCGGCCACCGGGAAAGCCTCGTGCGAGATGGTCTTGGAGACCACCGTGAACGAGCCGGGGTGAGCGTGCCGGAGGATCTGGCGCTTGCCGTGGACCGCGTACTCTTCGCGACCCTTGACGAAATCAGCCATTGTGTTTCTTCCTTCTTGTTGAGGGTGGCCGCGAACCTAGAGGGTGAAGGACGGCTCGAGCTGCAGCAGCTCCTTGTACGAGGGCTGCTCCATGATCTGGGCGGTCGTCATGCGGTTGCCCATCTGGTGCGCCGACACGATGGACTTGAGCACGTCGATGCGCTCGGTCTTGGCATCGGTCTGCTGGGTCTGGTCGTGGCTCTGCGAGAACCCGGCACCCTGGGGGTTGGTGACCGGCATTGCGGGCACGCCCTCCATGAGAGCCTTCCACTGCGCGAAGCCTTCGTCGTCCTGCTTCTTCGCGTACTCGACCCACTTGTCTTCGTCGGCGGCGGAGATCTTGTTCGCCTTGACGAGGCCATTGACGAACGCGACTCGGCCGGCCTCGACCGACTCCCGCTTGAACTGCTTCAGCGAGTTGTTCTCGGTCTCGATGTTGGTGATGTGGGCCTGCACGGCGGAGAAGTCGGTGGTCTGCTGGCCGCCGATGCTGAACGAGAATGCCGGAGCAGCCGGGGCCGGGGTGGGGGTCGGTGCGCTGTGGTTGCTCGCACCACCGTTGTTGTTCTGATCCCCGCTGCCGCCCTGTTCGTTGGGAACAGGCGGGTTGGGGTTGTTGGGCGTCGGTCCCATGTCTTCCTCCAGAATGATGCTGAATTGATTCGCCGCCTTGGAGTGCTGAGCCTTGAGGCCCTCAACAGCTGGGATGTCTACGTAGGCCACCCCATACATGACAGGCCAGTACTCGGCATTACCGTTGGTGACGTATGTGCTGATCTCGGCGGACACGTTCCGCCAGAGACCGGACTTGATGTTCTTGATCGCGTCCTCTTGGAGAATCTCGAGGTCGGCGAGCAAGTATGTGTAGGTCTGTCCGTCTGCCGGATTGACCCGCTCCTCGGTACGGAAGTTGCCCATGTATCCGATGAGCTCGTCCATCGCGTTCCGAACCGGATCACTGAACAGGCCACCCCAGTCGGGATGGCCCTTGCGAACCGGAACGTCTTCGAAGATGCCACGACTGGAAAGCAGCGACGCATGATCCACCATCTGGTTCATGTGCAGCGTTTCCCATGTGTGCTCGATGCCCATGCTGTCGGAGAAGGTACCGCTCCGGAAGATCGGCTTGCCTTCGACAATGAGCGCCTCGACCGTTCCGCCGTTGCCCGACTTGTCGTCCACCTGCTTGGTGTAGGACTTCGTCGGCGCTCCGAGGTTACGGACAAAGACACAGTTCCGTCTCTGCGCGGGCGATAGCGTGGCCGTTGTCATAATGTCACCAAACCTTACTGGTCATCCGGCGGGTTGTCCAGCAATACCCGCGATTTGGATTTTTGCTCGGGAACCGGGGGAGCACTCTGTCGTTCTTCCGCGGTGAGCTTCTCGTTCTTCACGAAGATGTTCCACCATTTCCCGCACGACGGGCACCAGATTGATATGGGTGCAGTCGTGTACACCTGCGAGATCGGCCGCTTGTTCTTGAATGAAGCTACATGAACGAACGCTCGACCTCGGTTGTTCCTGCCGTAGTAAGCCAACAGCGGCTGTGTCCTGCACGTACACCTCAGTGGGTGTCTCGACTCTGGTTTCATGGCACCAATTTCTGTTATGTGTTACCGCTGGAGTTTCCAGATGAGATGAAGTTCGTAACCCTCGTTCCGGAAAGTGGAGACACCATGTATGCGCCTTCCCACTGGTTGCCGACGATACTGAGATCAGTCACGTCGGTAGCGTGAATGATATTGCTCCACCCAGAGCCGGCGTCCTCGCATCCGAAGTTGTTTGCCGAGATAAGAAAGCCCTTGGTGCTCATGCCCTCCGCGCGACCCTGGATTCGGATGGCTGGATGCACGCCCGCCGCCGCCTTGCCACCATTGGAGAAGCTGTTCGCAACGAGCTGCACCTGGGGCGAGTCCTCCGTCAGCCACGGCGGCATGACGTATCGAACAGCTTCCTCGCGAGCGCCCTCGCCGATGTTACCGACGATGGTGATTCGCCTGTTGCCCCGAAGGTCAATGTTCCGCAGTGGAGCACCATTGAAGTGATTGAACCCTACACGCAACGGCCCGCCCTCAAGCGAGATATTCGCGTCCGTTGAGCCTACGTTGTTGTAGTCGATCCACGAGTCAACGAAGCGGTACGTCTGGAAGATTCCGATGCCGCTGCTCTGGATGATATGGTTGCGCAAGATGTAATTAAGCAGGCCCAGGTCGCCGTACGTTCCATCGTTGAGCGACATACCCCTGCCGGTCCAGCCCATGAACGTACAGTCCATAATCTTGGACTCAACCATATGCACGTTCGCGCCGTAGCCGCCGAGGTTGTATGCATCGAAGATCAAACCGCTGATCGAACTGCGATACCAAGAGCCACTCAGCGGCGGCGCATCAGTCCGCGAACGAATGAATGCCGAGCCGTACGGCGAGATGATGTCGACGTTCTCGACAGGATCAACAAGCCCGACAGTGTCAACCGAGTACACACCAGGCGGAACAATCAGCGTACCGCCGCCGCCCTGGCTGAGCTCAGCAAGCGCTGCGGCGAACGCTCCTGTCGCGTTTCCACTGCCATCATTGAGCGCCCCGTAGTCGCGAGTGATGCTCGCGAACTCTGCACTGCCGAATCCGATACCCGCGAGCATCGTCACCATGTCGTCGCGAGCTGCGACAGCCTGGTTGCGGGCTGCGAAGATCTCGTCAATCGTGGGCGACACCGGAGCGACAGGTGCTGCCGGAGCGATGTAATCGGTGAGGTCGATCTCATCATCCGGCAGCAACTGAAAGGTGGTATCAGGGATACTGACCATGACACCTTTATAGGACAGGTTGAATGTCGCCGTCCAGGTGAACACGTCGGGCACCACGCCCGCCGAGCTCGCTTCGAGCTTGATGAACTTGCGGCCCTGCTCGTCGATCTGAGAATCCTCGAGGCTGACGTTTCTGTTCATCAGCGCGATTGTGAGCGGCGGGACCGAGGCCGGCGTCTTGAGGTACCGGGCGCTGGGCTTGAAGATGATGTTACCTTCGAGCTCGTCAAGGTCTGGAATGTCATCGGGGTCAGCCGAGTCCAGAACCGAGACGATGGCAGTCCACATCACCTTGCCGTAGGTGATCGGGTTGTTGGAGATACTAGGCAGAGGCATAGAGCTTCTCTCCTTCGGCCTTGATGATTCCTTCTGCGTAAGCTACGAAATCATCCGCAGAATCCCAGTCGAGCTTTGCTGTTTCCGCGAGCGTACCGATCACCGTGTCATTGAACACCGACGCCGCGCGCCGGGCGTCCATGTGCCCCATTGCTTGTAGTTCCCCGGTCAATTGACGGGCGAACCCGGGGGCCGGTTGCCATTCGAGCAAATCGTTCTTCTTGTATGCACGCCTGATCTGATCCGCGATACGAGAGCTGATCTGCTTGGTGGTAGACCCCGGCTTGATTCCGTCCTGATCCTTGAGCCGCTCAGGCCGGCCGACTCGTCCGTCCTTGTTGCCGTTCTCGTCATCGTCAGGATCATTCGGCGGGAAGTCCGGGTCCTCGACTGGCTCGGTAACCTCTTCGACTTCCTCGAGGGTGAGGCCGATATGCTGACCCAGCTCGGTCACGTCTGGCTTGACGGTCCCCTTGCTGATCAGCGCCTGTACGATTGCTCGCAGGGTCTCCTGCTGCGCGGTGCCTAGCTTCCGAAAGCGGATTCGTGGGAGCTTGGCTTTCGGTCCGAAGTTGTAGATCGCCATGTACCGCAGAACGTACTTGTCGATATACTCTGCCATGTCACCCGCCACAGCGTTGAGCATCCACAGGTACATTTGAGTGTGAGCAATCCCCTGGTTAAATCCACCTGCATCTGCAGTCCGCAACAGCAGAAGGGGAGTAAAGAGTGCAAGGGACATCTCCTCGTCGAGGCGGGTGAGGTAGCGCTCGAAGTCTGCACCACGCATCTGCGACTCGAGGTATTCGACCTGGTAGTCGTACTCGGGCTGGTCGTTCATTCCCTCTTTGCTGCGGCTGTTGGGAAGGACCACCGCACTGCGAGAACGAATGTTGCCGAGGATGCTTGCCATCAGGTCGTATCCGTAGATGGTCTTTCCATCTTTGGTGACCTTGTCATTGTAAGGCGCGCGTCCAATGGGAACCGGCTCGCCGAACCGTTCGAAGTACTTGTTCTGGTACAGGTGAATGAGAGTGCTGAAGAACCACGGCTGAAACGCAGTCCGAAGTAGCTGACGCCCCTTGTAGTTTCCGTTCTCCATGAGCAACGGGTACCACAGACTGTTCGTGACCTCGATCTTGTACGACGTGTCTCGCTTGGAGATGCCGTCGAAGATCGGAACCTTCGGAGCAGCGACATGACCCTCGGGCTTGAGCGCGGAGTCAACATACTTCCAAGCAACCTCACACTCTTCGGGAACGAGGTCCTTGATCTTGTTGAGCCGAAGCTTACCCTCGTTCGTGTCGTTCTCCCACTCCACCGCGTTCGCACTGAACCCGAATGCGAACGCAGTAGACATGGCTCGTATGAGACGAGTCCAGATCATCTCGAGATTTATGGTGCACCATTCGGCAACCTTGGGATCGTCACACTCAACACGCCAGTCCAGCTGGTGGAGCATGAACGTCAGAACGTGGAGACTCGAGCCGATCTGGTAGTGCTCACGCATACGCCGGAAGTCTCGGATACCGAGCTTGGACGTATCGAAGCCGATCACACCGCCGCCAGGGAGATGCATGAAGTCCTTGCTCAGCCCACCCCAGTCAGAGTAAGCGTCACCAACAACCGGCTTGGGATTCTTCGGTCTCCCCGCGAACTCGACATACTTGTCGATTGGCTGGCCATTGGGGCCAAGCAGTCCTGAACTCATCTCGTCTCCTGTCGGCAGGGGATCGCACTGATGCGAAGCGCTGCATTGAAGTTAGCCGGGGACACTACAGTACGAAGCGACCCCGTGTCCAGCATTACGCTAGACGCGGGGTCGTCGTCACCACATGCGATCTTCAAATCCAGGCGGGCCGTTGCCATTCATGAGTATGTCGAGGTTCAGTGTACCTCCGACCAGGCCGTTCTGCGCCTTGGTGAACTCCTCGAACGAGATAGGAGAGTTCGCCTCGATGGACTGCTTCATCGGGTCGGTGCTGGGCGAGCTGCCAAAGAAGTCTTCACCACTGGTGACGATGTTCTGCTTCGCAGCAGCCGCGCCTTTTCGCTCGACCGTGCGCGCCTCGCGAATGTACTTCGTGTTTGACACGAGGTTGTGCACGCACCCGGTGATGGCGTCGGCAATGTCCTTGCTTCCGTCCTTCGGGTGGTCGATCTTCTTGCCTGTGTCCTGAACCTCGGACAGCTCCTTGTACGCGATGTTCACAACCTCAGTGTCACCGAGCTTGTAGTGCACCATGTACATCGGCATCTCGCAGCGCTTGTCGTTGATGACCTCGCGAACATCTTCGTACGGCGCCTTGCCCTTGTCCACCGATAGGTAGTCAGCCTTGATCTTGTTCTTCCGCAACTGCTGAATGAAGTCGAACGAGTTGAAGCCGTCGATGGTGACCATGTCGATCTCGAACCCATAGTCATCGCGCAGCATGTAGATGAACTTACGAATCTCTCCGAAGTTGATCTCCACGGCTGGTGTAGCCTTGATCCGCAGCAGCAGGTCGAAGACTATGACGGGTCGTTCTTCTCCGTACTGGTCAACCTTCTCCGGGACGTGAGCCATCGCGAACCCGAGAGCATCACCGTCTGGAGAGTAAGCCGTGTCAATATGAATGACCCTACGGTAAGGCCCGCCCAGATTATCAGGCAGAAACCAATCAGGCAGAACGATGCGATCGAGTCGAGATTCGGTACCCACAGGCGTAGTGTAGTCCGGGTAGCGCTCGTGCCAGAGATTCTGGTTCTCGAGAATGAAGTCGGGGCGGGAGATGAATGGGTCGTCGACCTCCGGAGGTATTCCCGCAAGGTCTCGGAGCGCTTTAACCGGATCACGTTCGAAGCTCTTTCTGTACTGGACCGGAACCTCAATGAGGTTCTTGTTCATGATGAGCTGCGCAGCTTCCTTCGAATACATCTCGCGCTTCTGGATGTCGTAGTAGAAGCTATCGCGCTCGGCCGTCTCCTTCCCGAGTTCGATGTCGTTCTTGTCTTTGGTGTAGTTGTGCCACCCGAAGGATTCCCAGATGGTCATACGCACGGCGACCGAGTCGGGGTCCTTCGAGAACTCGTCGTAGTGGCGGAGCATGAACCCGCCCTTGCGCTTGGCCTGGCCAATACAGATCATCAGGCCGCGATGCTGTCCAGTCTTGAAATCGGTGAACCGAGATTCGATACGAGACTCGATAGTGTTGTAGCCAGCCTCGGCGTAGTCCTTCTGGTCGGTGACGTTGTGCGAGTCACCCTCGTCCACAATCCCGCCGAGAATGTCGTAGCCCTCGAACGCAGTCTCGAGTGACGAACCGGGCACGATCCAGATGTCACCCTCGAATCGCATCTGCTTCTGCAGGCGCTTGTTCTCTTCGGCGAGTGGTGCGTAGCGATCGAACCATGCGGAGTTCTGGATTCGCTTCTTGACCTTCTGGAAGATGACTTCCTGCGCAAGCTTCTCGGTGGTGCTCATCATCATGAAGCCTATCACCGAATCGTCCGAGAGATTGTAGAACTCCTTCGGATTGTTCAGGCACTTGATCCAGTGCACCATGTAGCTCAGGGCAATGGCAGCATAAGTAGACTTACCAATACCAATAGCTCCAGTAAGCAGAGCCCGGCGCTTATTGCTAATCGCATAAGAGTTCACCTCCTCTCCGAATGTCTCAAGCAAAGCTTCCATGATGCCGGGGCGCACGTTGCGCTCCTTGAGGTATCCGGGTCCACAGAACTCACGGATATTCGCTGGCCGAAGGCGAAACTCTGGATTGTCCTTCAGCCACATGATCTCTTCGAAGACGGGATCAGTCATCCGATACCTCCGCGTCAACCACGCTGGACTCGATCTGCTTCGGCGCGTAGTGCTCCTGCATGTGAGCCTCGATCATCTCCTGTGTGATCTCATCCCGCGGCACACCCCGCTGCTCGAGGTCTGTGATGACCGTCATCGCGAGCGCGCGGGGGTCGGCAGCCTCGACAGCCTGGGCCTGCTGTGCAGCCGCGCCGATGTTGACCTGCACCGCTGGCCGACCAAGCGCGGGGTTGCGGAGCTTGGCGAGTGTGGTGCCGTTCTTGAATACGTTGTTGAGCATCTTGTCAACCTGCGGGTTAGCCTTGCCGGTCTCCTCTTCCTCCTCGATCGCGTTCTCGGCACGCTCGGCCTGCTTGCTGAGAACGGACGCGAGCATCTCGACAACATCGTCAGCGTTGCGAGACAATGCCAGCTTGGCGAGTCGGCTGGTTTCTGAGCTGGGCAATCCACACACCTCCTCGGCGCGATAGGCTGGACACAGACGCCACAGCGAACACGAGTCGCATAGAATCTGGTCGGTTGGTTTGATCTTATCGAGCGGTCGAACCACCCTGTCGTACGATGGCATCTGCGCATACATGTCAGGGTTCTTGAAGTCCGGACCGTCGAGGTAGCTGTTCTTCCTGTAGAAAGGTCCGGTCGGATCGTCCCAATGATGGGCAGCGTAGCGGATCGCCGCGATGCAGTAAAGCAATCCGACATCCTGATCGTAGCGCACCTCGTACGGATCAAAGCCTAGGTGCTCAATTTCCTGGGCGAACTCCTCCACCCTCTCGAGGTGAACCTTGCGACCGTTAGGCAAAACTATCTTGCCACGCTCAATCCATCTGTACTCGTACGGATCGAGGCACGACGCACTGAACCCAGCTCCGAATGCAAGCCCCATTCCGAAGTGCTTGGGCTTGATGAACATCTCACACTCGGGATAGAGTCGCTGAATCTTTGTCAGACGTTGTCGACGCTTTCTCCAGATTGGATCGGTTCTGCCAGCAATCATGTTCTTGATAAACACTCGATGCTGCTGAGCGGGGTGAGGAATATCGTACCAGTCGGCGTACTCGGAGATCGGACGATCTTTCCACGGAACCTCCATGAGCTCCTTGAGTTCCTCGAGGTTGTGCTTCTGTGCATCCCACACCGCCCAGGCGCCGCGGGTCTGCTCAGGTCCGCACGTACTGTCGATCAACGTGGCACAGTCTTCGTTGACAATGTAGCACCGCCACGACAGTCCACGAAAGTGCTGAAGCATGAACTCGCGAGGATTGACCTTGTACTTGTGAAGCAGCGAGTGATCGAAAAGAACCTGCGACTCTCCAGAGTCTTTCAAGTGTTCATAATACTTGAATGGGTTCTGCCACCACAGATCGTAGCGTCTCCCCTGATGCAGTTTCGGCATGGACCGATAGTACCATCTAGACCTGCGCGCGCCCGCGTGCCGGGCAAACGCGCAGCTCAGGCGTGTGTTTGACAATTGTTAGCATGATGTGATACGGTGCACACCGTGCCCCGGACACACCGGGACACCTGTGGAAAGGAGTGATACCTTGCCTGAGGTAGACGCAAGAGATGCCACGCTCGCCAAACTGCTCGCAAAGAGATTCATCCAACGCAAGGACGTCAAGGCCGTACAGATCGCAGACGGCGGATACCGCCCTGTGCGCGAACCCTGGAAGATGGGCGACCTCGTGTCGCATGTCACCAAGGAGCAGACCTTCGGCCACTACACCTGCGACGCGGACGGGCTCACCAAGCTCATCGTGTTCGACATCGACCTCGACACCGGCTACTGCAACAAGCGCAAGAAGGACCAGTCCCTTCCGCCCTGCTGCGAGCGCGGCCACGGCACCTACGTCAATCTGCCCGACGAGGTTCTCGCGCAGACCACCGATGCCGACTTTGACAAAGTCGTAGCGCAGTACGTTCACCCGCTGCATCCCCGGTCTGCATGGCTTGACCGCCGCAGTCCTGCGCGCCCCTGGCTCAAGTACCAGATGCGCTCGATGTGTGACTTCCTCACATCTGCAATCCAGAACCACCTTCAGCTGGAGTCGGCCGCTGCCTACTCCGGCAACAAGGGCTGCCACGTCTACGCGTTCTTCCCGGAACCCATCGACGCCAAGGTGGCCCGCGCCGCCGCGCTCATGACGCTTGAGTTTGCGGGCAAGCTCATATCGCAGAACGCAGGCTTCGAAGCTGTGCACGGCGACAACTTCTTCAAGCACATGGAGACCGACCCGTACTACAACTACCAGAACCTGACGGTGGAGATATTCCCCAAGCAGGCTTCCATGAAGGACAAGGACCTCGGCAACCTCTGCCGACTCCCCCTCGGCGTCAATCTAAAGAACAAGAAAGACCCGACGTTCTTCATCGACCAACGGCTGGCTACCCGAGAGCTCAAGCCGCACCCCTCGCCTGTTGTACTACTAGAGACCGGCGATCCCTTCGTTGACCCGAGTGAGGACCCTTATGGCATCGAGTGAAGAGCGTGACCCGTCAGTGATTCTGCTGTACGCCAACCCAGACCTCGAGAAGGTCACCGAGGTGGGCGCACGACTCAACGCGTTCGCGCAGAGTCTCTCACTGGACGGCTACGGCTCCGTCGTACTCTTTCCCGACAGAAACCCCAGCCCCTGCAGAAAGTGTGGACATGTCGAATCCTGAAGACGAAGTCACCGTGACCCCCGCCGACGAGGTCGTTCCGACCAGGGAGCGGGCTCTCGCCTATCAGCAGGAGCTGGGTGTCGTTCGGACCCGAGAGGAGGCCGAGGCAATTGCCGAATCGCAGGGATAAGTTTCGAGGCAACCGTATCGAGATTCGCGTCAGAGCTCAGCGCGATCTCGATGGCTTCGTCATACACTGCTACGACAATCGTGGAATGCTGGTCGCGACCGGCTGCTACCACAAGAGCAATGTCACCATGACCGCAACGCGGGCCGCCTCGTTGGCGCTCGGCGTACCAGAAGGTCGCATCAAGATCAGCCGACTGGAGTACGCATGAGTGACAAGAAGCCAAACCCGATCCTTGAGATGCTCAAGGAGAAGGTGGCAAGGGAAGAAGCCGAGGCGGCAGCCAAGTCACAGCTGGAGACTGTCGAGTCTGACGCCGAGGTTCCATCCGAGTTCGCCGAGGCCGCTCCTGAAGTCTGGGACGACGAGCACGACTGGCGCAAGGAGAAGGCCGAGCGTCAGAACGAAGAGGACGAAGCACTCAAGCGCCTCAAGGTTCGCGATGTCTACGAACGCCTGACCGGCCGCAAGGTCGACACCAAGCGCTCGGGCGGCAGGAATGAGATACTCGTGTTCTGCCCTTCGGCGGATCATGACAACTCGAACACCGAGGCCGCCTGCATCAACACCGTCAAGAACACATGGGTCTGCTATGGCCAGTGCGACAACGGCGGCGGGATCATCGACATGGTGGCAGCTGCGCACGGACTGCCCTATGGTCAGGCCGCGAAGGGCAAAGAGTTCGCCAAGGCCAAGCAGATCACCCTCGAGGAGATGTGCGGCTGGCAGTTCGTTCGCCAGGGCAAGGTGTACATCGGCAAGTCTCCCGAGACCCAGCAGCGGGAGGCAGCGGAGTTCGAGGCCTCGTATGTACAGCAGGTCGAAGAAGTTGTTGAAGAAATGAAGAGTCATGTTGTCTCCGGGGAGGAGGTGGCGAAGGAGCTGGGTTTTAGCTTAGATGCTGTGGATGATGACCTTCCCAGCATCGGAGCTACCAAGTTCGACCGCTCCGAGTTCGGCGTCGGGTCCGGCGTCGAAGTGGCAAAGGTCAAGCCACAACGCGATCCTCCACCCAGTCTGGTGGCATCGCCGCCCAGCTCAATCGAGAGACCGGCACTCCACTCCGTCCCCCAGCCCGAGGTCTCCGAAGAGGAAGAGGAAGACCTCGACGCACCGGAGATGCTGCCCGAGATCACAGGCATCTTCGACAACATCCCGCCGGACACGCCTCTGTATGAGTTCATGTACGCGACGAACCACCTGGCCACACCGAAGGAGTTTTTGCTCTTCCGGGGCCTGCAGCTGCTTGCGCTTAGTGCAGGCGCCTACGTTCGTGGGTATGTGGCTGGTCGCCAGTTCAAACCTTCATTGGCGTGCATGTTCATCGCTAGTTCGGGCGCGGGCAAGTCGGAGTCGAACGAGTATCTTGCATCAGTGCTCGACGACGACGCCTACACTTGGCGAACCTTCTCCCCTACGACCGGCCAGCACATGTGGCACTCTGGGGTCAAGCAGTTCCGCGACCCCGGATCGGGCGAGTACTTGCTTCAGGTGTTGTCGCAGGTCAAGAACGACAGTGGTGTTCACAAGGTCCGCGATGTCACCATGCACCTCGACATCGACGAACTCGCACAGCTGATGAGCAAGGGTGCCATCAAGGGCTCATCACTGATCACCACGATCCAGAAGTTCGACAACTCGGGCGGAGTGAACCATTCGATCAGCACCGGGTCGATGGGCATGGGTGAGCAGAAAGCGGTGAACCCGAACGTCATCATCAGTGCTGGTACCCAGGCGGCGGTGCTTGGTCGGCTCCTGGGTGCAGGTAACATCGGCAATGGTCTCATGGCGCGCTTTGAGATCGTCACGGGCAACCGCGCACCTGAGCGCAAGTCGTTCAGGCACAGGCCGGTCAACCTGAGTTATGCCCAGGAGCTCTACGTTGACATCGCTCAGAAGTACCTGAACGGCTGTGACCAGGAGAAGCGACACCTCACCGTTATCCCCTTCAACGATGAGTGTGAAGATGAGTTCGATCGCATCAATTACAAGATGCAGAAGCTCAAACTCACGTCCGACGCCAAGTCGAGGTTCGACCTCAAGTTCAGGAAGTTCTGCCTGCTGTTCGCAATCAACAGTGGTCGGACCGAGATCATGCTTGAGGACGTACGCTCCGCAGAGTGGATCATGGAGTTTCTCGATCGCACTACCTCGATGACCGCAGAGAAGACTGTGACCAGCGAGGGCAATGAGATGGAGGATGCCATCCTGGTTGCCGCAGCTGGTGCAATCGCCTACAAGGACAAGGGGTACGCCACCGGCGGCGACCTGTGGTTGAGGTCGTCAGGAAAGAAGAAGGGGTGGGACCAAGACGTTTTCCGTCGCAAGGTGGAGAAGCTGGTCGAGTATGGTGAGCTGGTCGTTGATCCAAGAACTGCAGCTCGCGGGCCGAAGGGGCACAGGTATGTGTTGCCGGGCAGCCCAGCATTGAAGGTGGTACAGAACAAGAACAACAAGAGCAAGGGATCGAAATGAGCGGCGACACCATCGAGGAGTACATCGCTAAGCTGAAAGCTCAGGTGGACGCCGAGCTCGCCAGCCCAAACATCGCTGCACACAAGCACGGCCGACCAATCGGGTATGCTGACGGGTGCAAGGGGCCGCTATGCCTCAAGCAGCACCGGGATCGAATCAGAAGCCAGAACAAGAATATGAAGGCCTCGAACCCGATCCGCGACGCATACCTCGAGCAGAGGTTGGCCGAATACCAAGAGTCACTCAAGAAGGGAACAGAGGTAGCGTGAGCGACCAGACCACACAAGAAGAGATATACCAGGAGCTAGCCAGGCTACGCACCGCCGCAGCCGATGTGCGCAAGCTGTACTCCAAGGTCATAGACCTCCGGGACTCGAGCGAGCGGTTGGGTGTCCACCCGGAGATCAACGACAACGACTGGCTGCGGATCACCACAGGCGCAGCCTATTCGCACCTCGACAACGCCCGCAAGCTACTCCGAGATGTCTACGAGGAGCTCGACAACAAGGTAAAGGAGCTCCGACCGTGAGCGAGTTCGCAACCGCAGGCGAGGCGCTGGACCGTCTAATCCAGCTTGCCGAGAATGGCGCAACCGACGACTGGCACTACAAGGAGATCGAGGGCGCGGTGGCGCTGATCAGCGCCGAGATCAACACGCCAGCGCAGGAAGAGATGCTCGAGTCGATCCAGCAGCTAGTCAAGCTCCTGGTCAACGGCAGCGAGTACTTCCATCACATCTACCAGCAGCTCACGGTCAAGCTCCAGCTCGAGACCGACCCGACGAAGCAATCGCAGATCGCGGTTGGGGTCAGCGAGACCGCTGGTGCGGCCAAGGCGCTGAGCTGGGTGGTCGAGCATGTGATGAGCGATGACGCGGGCAAGCCGGCCTCGATCGAGCAGATCTTCACCGGGGAGGGATTGAGCTACCCCGCAGCACTGAAGCGAGGCGGTAGCAAGCTGTTCATCCCCAAGCACTAACAACAGAACACACCCTAGCCCCGCCGGTACTATCCGGCGGGGCTAGCTCTCAGTAAACCATAAAAACCATAAACGTAGGTTTACGGTTAGCTGGTTCAGCCGCCCCGGCTTCCCATGATAGTACCCGCACATCCAGCCAGGGAGAGTGGTCCAGACACGGCGACCTGCGGAAATGCGGGGATACCGTAATTCACTAAACGCGAAATCGGAGCCGGTTTATGGAACATAACCGCAGGTCAGGGGCGGTTTTTGAGTAAAAATAAAACCGCAAACCTAAATCGGGGTTAGTTACATACTCGTATAAAAAGAAACGGGGTCTATACGGGTGGGCAGCCCGTGGTACTAGTAGGGGGTAGCTGATCTTAGGGGACTTAGGTAGTAGTATATAGTAATTATAGTAATTATAGTTTACAGTATATATATAACCCCAGGTAGAACGCATAATAACCATAAAAATCCATAAACTACTGTAAACATCGAACACATGTTCGTCTGTATGAATTGTCAACTGATTGTTTTCCTGGATGGCAATGCAATGGCCGGAACATACACGTTCTTGGTGCATTCACTGGGAATTAAATCTTCGACGGTGGTACTACCTAGTAAAGTTTCTTTTTGCTATCGGCGTAGAATGGAGCAGAGAGCTTCACGCTAGCACATCCCTTTTCCAAAGTTGCATCCCACGTCCACGCTAGCAAAGTTAGCATAGCCTTACCTTGCTCTGGTCGGCGTCGATTTAGTTGCGACTTGCAACGTTATCAGATGCAACACGCAACAAAATGTTACGCTTTCGTTATCTGACAACGGGTGAGGTCTGAATAAAGATGCAC